TCTACAAGTATAATATTCTACAGTGTCTTCGGGATACCACACAATACGTTCTTTATCCACCCACTCAGTATATGGGATCAAACCTAAGAACTTGTTACGCACTTTTTGATATTCATATGTGACACCCAAGCGAGTTACCCTTTTACACTCTGGTAACAAATCCACAGGTTCGAATTCCCACCATTCGACTGGGCAGAATTCGCCGGCATAAACTTTTTTATAGGCTTGTGCTTTACTTGTTTTACTCATTTGTTTTCTCTTTCAGCAACTCGCTTGCGTAAATCGCTTGAACTAAAGCGGTGTTCACGTTTGTTAAAGTATAGTTCGATTCCACGTTTTGCACAGATAGCTCTGCCTGTAAATTTTCCATCTCTATACTCCTCTCCTAATATTCTAACATGAATATTGTACATTGTCAAGATATCTTCTAGATCTTTTTCTGTACCATAGGGGATAATTTCATCAACATACTTAACTGCTTTGAGTTGTGTGTAACGCTCTACAACAGTTTGTATAGGAGCGTTCTTTTCAGCACGATCTTGACTAGGATCTATTTGCAATCCACATATTAGATAGTCACATTGTTCTTTTGCTTCACGCAACATTTGTACATGTCCAGAATGTAGTAAATCAAATGTGCTACAGGTAAATCCTACTCTCATTGCATATACTCCACTAACTCTTTTAATTTCTCAATTAGTTCTTCGATAGTATGTTTGTCTTGTTCGTTTTCTGTATCAATTTCTACTTCTACTTTTATTTTCATATTAGTCTCCGAATTCAAACAAACTACCGAATGTTGTGTGCGACTTAGTATCCTCTAGTGGATAGTTCAACACACCAATCAAGTTGTCAAGTTTGTTATCGATAATAGTTTCTGCCATTGCTGAATCATCAAACGGAAGTTCTTTGAACCACTCTGGCAGTCTCATTTGATCTGTTGGATACGCAACACTTGTGTATCCTAGTGGGTTTTGTTTTAGTTTACAGACAATAACTTTCATACCGTCTACAATCTCTTCACTGTACTTGTCACCGTTCATACGCTTTAGTGTATTCCAGTTGATGCTTGCTCTTACGTGTCCAGGCATATTTGCTTTGCCTTGCTTTTCTTCTAGTCGACGATAGTGTCCAACTTTGTTTGCACGTTTAGGAGATCCTTTCTCCCAGCCTGGTCTTGCACTAAACTCTTTACGGAACACTGTAATGCGTTCAAGTACATCCTCTCTCGGCTTGTCTGTAAGCACCATTAGCAGCAATTCACTCAAAAACTCCTGCATAAACACAGGTGTGTCTGAACGGCGTAAGTCTAAGCCCATTGCCTTTACCTTGCCAGGCTTGCCATCAACATCTGTTCTAAAGCCTTCGTTGTCTACAACTAACGCTGCATAACGTTTCTTAGTAATATACAAGCCACTCTCTGCAACAATCTCTCTGCCTGCTGCAATAACGTCACTACGACTCTTTGGACAATGAAACGCTTTGCCCATCATGTCAACAAACGTACCGTCTACTGCTTCGCTTACTTGGTCATACAACGAAATAGCTTTTTCTGTATCCCACGGAACCTTGCCAGCTTCGACATCATCTTTTAAAATTGGCCAAGCACTAAAATATACAGAGTCAGTATCACCATATATAACGGCATCGCCAGTATGGTCATATACTCCAGTAATAACTTTGTTTGCTTCTGCACTCATATGTTTTACGATAGTACGCCCAGTAAGTGTAGTACTTTGACCAATACGCTTATCGAAAAAACGGCACCCAGGATTGAGAATAGCGCCATACAAACTATTAAGATTAATCTTTTTAACCAGCTGTCTTTTGTCCCAGTATTCGATTTCTGCTGCATTGCCTGCGTCCTTAGCTTTCTTTAGCATCTTCTGCAAATCTTTACGTTCACTGTACCAACGCTTTAGAATACCTGGAATAACACCTTCGAACTCAGTAGTAAAGATAGTACCGTTTGCACTAAGCATCCAAGGTTGATTACTATCGAAGATAACCTTGTATAGTTCAGCGCCACTTAGTACATCACTGCCACCTGACTCCCAGTCGATTGTTAGTACAATGTCTTTACGTTGCTCCATAACTGCTTCGTATTCTTCTGTAGAGAAACGTCCTTCCCAACTTCCTGCAAACGATTTTTTCTTTAGCGTCATGTCTTCATGTACACGAGCATCTGAAATCTCAGGCCGGATCTGTCCTACAACAGTTTCTGGAGCCATATTCAACGCACGAATCACTGAAGGATACAGTGAGTTCAAGTCCATTGACGCTACCCACTTGTGCAATCCTTTCTTAGGAAATGCAACATAAGCACCAGCTGCTTGTGTATTTTCCTCGTCACGCTTTGCTCTGTTGGGCACTTGTAACCCTCTGTGCCATGCTTCGTTAACAATCGCTTGCTCTGTAACAGCAACAGCACCCATTGTTGTTTGTAGAAGCACTGTGTTAGCGTGTGCGAGCTCGTTGCTCAAATCAATAAAGCGTAGTTTCTTGTCCAACTTGTCAAGTAGTGCAGTATCTTGAATGTTATATTGGATAAACTTGCGGAAGTCGTTGTTATAGAGTGCATCAAGTGTTCCTTCATACGGAACTTTGTTTTCACCTACTTCAATTTCACCAATTGCATCCAGTCGATATGTATGACGTTCTTCATAAGTGTACTTACGATACAAGTTGAGATAATCCAAGTGTACACGACCTACTAAGTCAAATGTTTCACTTTCCTTGCCAAACTTTTCGTACATACGCTTCTTAGGCTTTTGTCCCCACAAGCAAAAACGTCTTGTGTCGTCACTGCTTAGTACACGGGCAGTTCTATTAACAGTATACGGAATATCGTATCCTTCACTGTTCCAGCCACTTAAAATATCACTGTCTTCAATAAGTGTTAAGAAGGTGTCGATCATATCTGCTTCTTTCTCAAACAGCATCACATTGTCAATACCTTCGAGTTCTTTTTCAGCTTGCTCCATTGTAAGTGTTTTAGGTGGAACAGCAAGACATACCATAGTCTCTAACCATTGCAAATAGACTGAGATTGAAGTAATAGGCATAAACGGATCACTTGGATCAGCAAAGCCTTTCTCCGGATCAAAGTCAGTCTCAATATCGAAAAAAGCAATGTTTAGTTTAGGAGCATCTTGGTTAAGATAATGTTCACTCAAACACTGAAAGATAGGATTGATATCACTTTCAAACAGTTCTTTGTCTCTGTTGATAGCAACTTCTTTACGGAAGTCTTTTGTATTCTTACACACAATACGACTTAGAGGATCACCGTACACACTTTTGTACTTGCCTCGCTGGTCTTTATAATAAAAAGTATATTTTACTGGATATTCGCGATAAGTTCTCTTACCGTCTTTGCGTTCAACTGCTTTGATAATATCACTATCGCGGTCAAACATTGCGTCTACGTAGCTCATTCAATCTCCTTTGTTGCTTGTGGCCAACTAACCTTAAACCTGCTCTTAAAGTGAGCGACTCTGTAAAGTATATATTACCACCAAAGCATTGCTACGCCAAATCCGAATACATTTACCACACAAAAATATGCAGTCAACATCATCGGCCAAGCAAGGCCTCGTCTAATATATCCTAGCACTCCGAATATAGATCCAATGAAAAATCCTGGATATACTATAGTCATGTTAGGTTCGTAAGCAGTCATAGCTAAAGTTAAACTAGCTGCTACAGTGAATACAAAACTTAAGATTTCATAAAAGAATGCAGTCCTGTCAGTGTAATAACTCTGCATCCAAAACTCTTTAATTTTATTCACTATTTGTCAACACCTACAGTTGCAACAAGTGTTTCGAGATCATCAAATGCATCGGCATGCTTATCCCAATCACGTTTCTGTGCAATCTTAATTGCTTTATTAATTAGTGCTGGTTTAATGTCAAGTTCTTCTGCAACAGCTTTTACAGTGTCTTTAAGTCCACCCTGCAAGTCTTCAATTTCTTGTAATACAGTTACGCCTTCTTGTACAAGACGCTCAAGTTTTGCTTTTTCTTCAGCACCATAGGTACGGTCACTCATAGTAATCTCCTTGTTGAGTTATATTGTTAAGTTAATTATACGATATATTTAGACAAAAGTCAAGCGTTATTTTACAAAAGCGCCGATTCTGCCGTGGACGTCTGGGTATTCACGATAAGTGTATCCCTTGGGCGGAGTAATATCTTGCCCTTCCCAGACTGGGATGAAATGATTAATGTTGCCGTCGAAGTCTTCGTTGCGTCTTAGGTGTACTTCGATGAGTTTGTCGCTTATAAACTCGCAGTTCATCCAAGGATGATGTTCAACTAATTCATTTAGTAATGCAGGAAACGTAAATTTCTTGTCATCTCTGCGCCAATCAGTCCACTTTGTAAATGTATCTTCAGGCTTGTGTCCTTGTACACACAGCATTTGCTTACCTTCAAAATAATCTATGCTGTAATGATCGCCTTCGAAAAACTCGCACCAAAAGTGTCCTATTGGAAGATGCATTGTTTCTTTTTCGATCCAAACTTTTTGAGCGCCTAGTCCTAGTCCTAACATGTTAACACAAGGACGTACAATATAAAAGCCCGGATGCGGAACATCAAGTCCGACCGGGCCACTATTATATTTTAATTTACGAGCAAGTATTAGTTTGTCCATAACCCAAATGTGTTCTGGATCAATATTGTGCCAAACAAAGTCCTCAGCACTGTCTTCCATTTACTTCTTATTATTTAATTTGCGATAAAGCATTTCTTTAATTGATTCTGTTGTAGGATCGATCTTAGACTTAATAGGCTTTTTCTTTTTATTTTTAGACGCAGTAAGTTTGTCAATAGCTTTATTTGCTACAGCACCACCAACGGCTCTAACTGCCATTGCACCAAGAGCTGGCAATATTTCGTCAATTTCTTGTTCGTTGGTATCCTCTGACATTTTAGACATGAACTGATCAAATTGCTTACGCTTCATAGGATCAGCAGCAATCTTTTGTAGCGAAGAAGTATGTTGCTGAAGAAAGCTCTTCCAATCTCCTGGTTTAGGGTTTTTAGACTTCTGATTACTTTTTTGTGGCTTGGATGCATTTGGTTGTATTAGTTTTTTCAACGGATTTTCAATACCAACCGCACCCAAGGTATTATGATTGTCCCAGCCTCTTTTAAGTGCATCTCTTGCACTAATTTCGTCTAGATCATTTTCGCCTACTAGTTTGTCACGAGTTGGATTTTTAGTAGTACCTGCAGGCTGTTTCTTAATAGCGTCTTTGCCTTTGAGTTGACCTGCTGAGCCAGTCTTTTGTGCTTCAGTTAATGTAACGCCTGCAAGTGCAGCAAAGTCGCTTAGACTATAATTACCTTCAACTGGCATTGTACCTTCTTGCACTTCTACACTTTCTTGCACTAAAGATTCAGTAATTGGCGCATTTTCTTGCGGCATACCACCAGCCGACTCAGCTAGTTTGCGTAAATCTTCTCTAGGATCACTTGGATCTAGTGCAAATAGTTTATGTTGTAGTGCGTTAAAGTCCATTAGTCTTCCCAAATCTTTGCAAGTCTGTCGCCCATTGCTCTAATCTTTTCAGCTTCGCTTGCATTTCCATTTTGTGTTACTGGTGGAGTTTGTGAATTTACTAGCGGCGCCGCCATACTGTTTGACTGCATGACTGTATCTGAACGATTGCCGTCTGTAGCACTAAAAATATCTTCAACTTTTTTATACATAATATTAATCCTGTTTATTTTTTGTGCTTAGGTAAGCCTTTGTGCTTAGTGCCTGCAAAGTCTTTTAGATCTGCTTTAGACATTTTTGCCATCTGTGCTGCTGCACCTTTACCTTTAGGTGTTTTACCTTTTTCTTTAGCTGCTAGTGCAATACCAGCTGCTTGTTGTTGTGCTTTTGAAACTGACTTTTCAGATAGTTTTGCTGCTAGGCGATCTTGTAGGCTTTCAGTTTTCTTTTTATTAGCATGTATAGCTTTGCGCTGTGCATCATTCTTGTACTTGCCTTCTGCAACAGCATTACAGTTACAATGCTTACAAGTTGGAGGACATGTGCAATCTTCTGCTTTTACATCACTACCGCAGCATTTGTCTGAACAATGCGTATCCTTAGCTTCAGTAACTTCGCCCATAGGACTTTCTTGATAGTCTAGGTGGTGATAAACACTACCGATCATGTCTGCTGATTTAGTAATTTTACTTTGTACCCAACCTTCTAAGCCTTCAGCTTCACTGATGCCTTTGAGCATGTCGTGTAGTTTGATAGCATACTTTGCTAGTTTGTATAGTTCAGCACGAGCCATTTGTACTTCATGGTCACGTTCGGCAGCGTGTGCTAAATCGCCTAAACCTTCTTTAAATTCTTTTTCTCTCATTGAGGAACTCCAATACGTATTATGTAGTATTTATGCTTTATTACGCTTAGGCTTCTTTTTCTTGTTGCCAAATAGGTTATCACTATCTACACCATTCTTAGCAGTGCCGTCTGCATTTTTAGGTTGTCTTGCAACTAATCCGCCGACGGGTGTTGCTACACTTGCTACTGCGCCTGCACTAGTTGTTTCCACTATTTCGTTCATTTTCATTTTGCATTCCTGTCGTCTAATATGTCTTGTATTACTTGTGATCCTTTGTGTGTGAAGAATCGAGGAGCAATACTATGTATTATAAGCATTGGTACAAGTAATTGTAAACGTAGTGCTACCCAAAGAGCTGCTCGCATATGCTGTAAGCCGGTTTCGTTTTGTTCTTCTAAATGTTGTTTACATTGTTTACTAAACATTACTTCTTTTTCCCCGACTTCATATTGGCGCACCAGTGATACATTTTAGCCTTTTCACCACTTGCATTTTTAGCACGTTTGCGTAGTGCTGTAACACTACCATTGCAACTAGCACCACTACGTTTTACACGACCCGGTCTGCTTTTGCCTTTTTTCTTACCATCAGCAAAGTTTTCACTGTATGCTTTATCTGTTGCTGCTTTTGCACGATCAGCATCAGGATGTTTAGGATTAATAGTTACAACTTCGCCATTCATTAGTTCACTGATGTTAGCACTCTTGCCTACTTTGTCTAACAGTATGTGCAAACTATCGTTAGGATCATAGTCGGTTTCATAACCTGGCTTGCCACGTACTTCTGTACGCTTGCCTGTAGCAGTATCTTTAATATGTAATACTAATAGTTCTTTGTCACGTTCTAATTGTAGTTTGTAACCTTCAGCAAGTCCTAGATTAAACAACACATTAGTTGACTTACCTTTTACACGTTTGCTTAGAGTAGGCGGACGTCCGTCTTTGTCTACTTTATTGCCAAACTTAGCAGCTTGTTTTGTGACTTCATCAGGTCCGACATCAACAGTTTGATTCTGTTTAGTGATGCGTCCAACGCCTTCTGTGATGTCTCTAATACGCATACTACCAAATCTTTACTATATGAAAGTCTACAGGTTTTAAAAATTTAATTTCATTCTTTTTGCCATCTAAGTCGTAAAATAAAAAATACTTAGGAGTAGCCTTTGCTATCTTTTTTGCTTGATAAAATTGTTGTGCTTTCTTTTCAGTACGTGAACCATCTGAGTGTATGGTTACTTCGCCGGGAACAGTTATGATTAGCTCATACTCTTCTCGCCAAACTTTTTTCCACCAAGTTCTTAAACCCATTACTTGCGTCCTCTAAAGCCTTTAGGCATATTCTCGCCTGTCATCTTAGGCAATCCAAACCATAATTCAAACCATTCTTTGTCGCCTGGTTTGATATTATCTTTACGCATCTTCTTAGCATTTGCATTAGCAGCGTCACTAATATTCTCAAGAGTATACTCTGTGTAACCTTTGAATTCGTTTACGCCTGCAAGTTTCTTTATACGCTCGAGTTCATCCATTACGATCTCGCCATTAATGATTCGTTTGCTTTAACAAGTTTATCGCCTTGTTTTTCCATATACTTTTTAAGTGCAACTGCACCAATGATAAGTGCAACTGCCATACCGATTTCGAACTTGTTATCGATCAACATCTGTGCATATTCTGCACCAATCTTGTCTTTGACCCAATCCCATCCTTGATCAATATAGTATGCTGCTGCCGCGCCGCCTATAATTTTTCCACCATGTTTCTTTAGTAACCATTTGATTACTGGCCATGCACCGTATCTAATAGCCCATTTAATAATCCAAATTGCTGCTGCTACAAGTGGCACTGCTTCATTAAGATCGTCTTCTTTGACTTTACGCATTTTCTTTTTCATCTTCACTTCGTCAGGAGAATCACCAAAGTATTTGTGTACTAAATCGTCAAGTTCGTTGTGAAATTTCTTTTCATTTTCGGGGCTAACGTCTTCTGCTGCTACAACATCTTTAACACCCATACCTTTGCGTACAGCATCATACATAGTCTTGGCAAGTTTCTTATCTGGAACACCTTGTGCAAATGCTTCTAGATTACCTTCAGCGGCTGCTGCTCGCATTTTGCTTGCGCTCATACCTTCTGCACCATCTGCATCTGGATCACGCTCGCCTGCGCTTACTACTTTAATTGAATTAAATTTAAAAGGAACATTACCTGCTTTATCAGTCTGTCCGTTGTATGTGTCGAATAGTTTTTGGAAAGCGTCTACACGATCTGAACCTGCAATAAAGATAACGTCAGTATAGCCTAGACTTTGTAGTTGTTCTAATGCTTGTACAGGTGTACGTACTGCCTGATGCCCAATGTTAATGCCTGGAAAGAATTGCTTTGCTAACTTCATTTTAGTAGCAAAGTCTAAAGGATCAGTTTTAGGTTTTTGTGTTTGAGATAAAAAAAGGTAATGATCGCCGTCGATACTAGTAATCTTATCTACAAGTTTAGCGTGTCCTATTGTTGGCGGATTTAATCTACCAAATGCTAGTACTGCTGTTTTTCCTGGTGCTTCAAATAATTCTCTTAATAACATTAGTACGCTCCATTGCGTATCTGTGTCATTTCTTCGCCGAATACTTTGTTAATTAACAATCCTTTGTCTTCAGGTTTGAATACATTTTTCATACTGCCTAAGTTAAACTTATTACAATATGTTTCCATAGCACGACCGCATACTTCGCCTAAACATTCTTCTGCAACACACTTTTTGTTGGTGTCAATACGATCTTTCATGTTCATAATAGCAGGAAATAACTGCTTGCGATAAAACATTGGATCGTTGCGCATAAAGATAGCAACGTCATCTACTACGTCAAATGGTAAACGGTCGTCTGTTGGTTGTGCAAATTCATCTATTCTCATTTTAGTTCCTTACCACTTACGGCACGACCAATAACGAGCTTTGGTTCTCGGTCCTGGATTATCACAATTATGTCTTGCACGGAAACTACGTCTACGTGCTGGATTAGACTTTTTAATTTTCATGTCAGGATCGCCAAAGTTAACTTTCTTAACATTCTTGGTCTTAGGATCCTTAACGTACACTTTAAACTTTTTAACATCGCCGCGCATAGGCTTGCCTAATGGTACTTTGCGTCCTTGATATTCTGCTTCATCAATTTCGTCATCTTCATTGAACCACATAGTGCCATAGTTTTCAAAAAACTCATCACCTTCGTATGTTTCTTCTTCAACTTCTGCATCACCTGCACTGATTTCAATATCAAAGTCTTCGTAGCCTTGTTCAAACATATAGTTTGCTAATTTTTCAGCATACTCGTTTGCTTCGTCTTCTGACAATTCTCTTTGTAGAGGAATTTGAAATACAGTTCCACCTTGTTCAGTTTCGTAAATTTCTTGTTCTGCAAAAACGCTCTCATCTAATAATTGAGCGCCTTCTTGCTTTTCCATTACTATTCTTACAAAATGTTCCATGTTGTATTCCTATGCTGTTAATGTATTTATGTAAATATTAACCACTAGCAGAAAAAGTAAATAATCTACCGTTAGTTCCTACATTATATCCGCCGACAACAATATTATTCCACTGTATCTTTGTAATGTTAAACTCTTGATTTGCGCCGCTAAATCCGTCTGTTAATTCAGCGTCTGTAAATTCTCTCCAGGTTGGAGGGTTATTTGGCCAACTGCGACCATTAGCTTGATTACTACCATAAAATATCCACATAGTTGCATAAGAACTATTAGAGCGGTTTTTCCTACCAGTAGTTACAATTTCAGTGTCCCAGATATCGACACACTCTCCAAAATGATCATTAAGTTTGTCACTAAAATACTCTAGTTGCAAGGTCCAGGTATTGGTGTCAGATGGCCTTGTCCAGATGTAGATCCCGCCATAGCCGCCGCCTCGTTCAGGCGCTCCTAACACAATAGTATCATCATATATTGCTATAGTTTCCTGAAGTCCAATACCGTTGTTTTCGTCAACTGAAGAAAACAACGGTGTATCAAATACAAACTCGTCGTTGTCACTATCGTAATCAAATACAGCTACTAGTCCTTGTTGAGATAGACTACTACCTGTGATTTCAGAATTTCTATGAATTGCGCTGATGCACAACACATTATTATGAATTGCAACACTTGTTGCCCAGCTGCTGCCGCAAACGGCAATAGATGTTCCAGGATAATTGGGGATACTTATTGTCTGTGATAGAGTCCAAGTAGAATCACTGCCTGTATAATAGTTATTGTTTATAATTAATTTATCTTTAAAAATATCAATAGTTTTACCAAAATTTGTATCAATGCCAGTTAATTTATTTACATAAGTCCACGTTCCACTACCGCCTCTTTGGTATATCAACACAACTCCAGGTGCAACTCCTGGAGATACTTCTTCATTTGCACTTATATATGCATAGTCGTCGTAAATTAAAACACATCGTCCAAAACTAAGAAATGTTCCGCTCGGAGGATCTAATTCGTCTTCAAATACATATTGATTAGATTGATTTTTTTTATAAACGTACACTCTATTTACGCCGCTGGCTAAAAATCCTACTATTAGAAAATCTTTCCACAAATCTGTTTTTTTACCGGGCCCACCAAAATAATCATTAAAATTTGTAGTCAATGGATTATTTAATGTAGTTTGGATAGTATTATAGGGGAAGACCGGCCGTTGAAGTCCAAAGTTAAACTCACTAGTTGTTGAGTATTTGCCATCACTTGCAGTTATATCAAATACTTGTCGAGATGTGTCTTGGCCTGGAATAATAGTTAGTACATTATTGGACAACGCTGAATTAATTATAACATCATTAGGGTCTTCGTCCGGCGGCGCATAGGACCAAATCACAGATGCACCTTCAGGATCAACAGAGGTAAACTCATAGTTTAATGTTTGTCCATACTCAAGAGCAGATACAGTTACAGATAAAGTACCGTCTGATAGCAGTGTTGGAGCACTCGGTGCTTGATTTGTAATTGTAAAAACTGTATCTGAAGTTATTGTGTTTACACTGTCACTTGCTGTAAATCTAACAGTAAAACTAGTATCATCTAGTGCACCAAAACTAAATGTATTTTGATTTAGACTTAGTGTATTGATACTTAAACTACCGCCAACAACTTCGTAACTCCATGTAATCGGCAATCCGTCAGGATCTGTTGCAGCAAGATCAATACTGTACGAGCCCCCAATCGGAATACTAACAGTTGCAGGAGGCACGTTGTTTAGTGTAGGTACTTCGTTTGAAAGTTGTATAGGTTGCCAACCACTGTCGTATACATATAGGCTCGACACACTTTTAACAAAAGCTAGTGTTCCTTGTATAATATTAGACAGTGGTAAATCTTCCGGTAACTCGTACGTTACATAATTTTTACTTGCGCTGTTTTTTATATTTCTATATGATGCAGTCATATTTTATCCTAAACTGATGTGGAATATTTCACCTACGTTACTAATGCCGCCGGTACTATTTCTATTTATTGCACTCACTAATCCGTAGTTACCATTTATTGCAACAGCACTTCCGAATGCATCACCAGCGGAAATATTACCGGGTACAACTTTTGTTAGTTGTTCGTAAGTGCTATTATCACTGTTCCATGCAAATCCGTAGGCAGCATTTTTACCAGACGCACCTATCATTACTGTGTCTTTGATTGTTTCTGCAGGATATTCTGTATTTGTACTAATACTAACACTCTTACCAAAATAATCATAATTTGCAGGGTCTTCAGGTTGTATAATATTTTGTTCTGTCCAGCTGTTGTTTGCTGTGTTATAATAGAATTGATAAGCTAAGCCGCCCTCTAGTGTGTTAAAATCACTAAACGGAACTCCGACAACAATCTTACCAGCTAGTATACTTAGGCTAGCACCAAACTGATCACCAGCGCCGTCGTATTGCCCTGTAAGTTTTGTCGTAGTAACAGTTGCTCCACCACCGGTTGTCCAGTCTCCAATATCATTGTCAATTGCAAATGCAGCGCCTCTACTCAAACTATCTCCTGGAGCACCAACTACAAGTGTTACATCAGGCTGTGTGCTGTCGTCTTCTACAGCAACCGCAATAGTTTCTCCAAATAAACTGCTGGCGCTAGTTCCGGTTACTGATGTATACGACAAACCCGGTGTCCATGTAATTCCCGAGTTAGTAGTAGTATAAGTGTATACTGCGCCTCGATTACTATTAACTCCCGGCGCACCTGCAAACAATATATTGTTTCTTATAGCAACGCTTTTGCCAAAGTATGCATTGTTAGCAGCTGGTCCGTGTTCCTTGTGTATCTGCACCCAAACGTCTCCGGTTCTAGCAAAAATGTAAACTGCTCCGTTGTTGATATAGCCGTCGTTGTCGTCTGCCCATGAGCCAACTGCCGCAAAATTTCCGTCTTCGTTTATACTTACACTGTAACCAAACTGATCACCTAGACCTGCATCAGTTGCAGAAAATTCTCCTAAATTTGTCCAACTAGCACCGTTGCGTTTCAAAAATGTTATTCTCCCTGCACTACTACTAGGACTGCCGTAGTTGTAAGCGCCTGCAACAGCATAAACACCTGTGTCGTCAATTGCAATAGCATTACCTAAGTGTGTATTTGCAAACGTTTGATTTAAATTAAGTGTACTAGTTTGCTCAACATTCCATCGTTCTTTTCTAACTACAAAACTAGTTGTGCTTACAATTTCGTTAACAGTATCACTTGCTCTAAATGTTAAATTAAAAGTTGCTGCTTCTATTCCTTGTATATTAAAATTTTCGTTGTCTGTAGTTAATGTGTTATCGCCTAAGCTACCAGACGTTAGCTGGTATGTAAAAGTTCCTGCAATGTCTTCAGGATCTAGATATGCAAGAGTGTTCGAATAAGTATTTCCTATTAGTATTGTAACATTAACATCAGGTTTAGACAACCATGTAGGTGCAGCGTTATCTGAAATGACAGGTAGCCAACCGGCGCCAGTATACACAAACAATCTACCTACACTTGCAACAAATGCTAAATCAGCAGCTAGTGCATCACTGGGCAATTCTTCCGGAGCACCGTATATTCCTAGTTTTTTAGTTGAACTATTTTTTATAATTTTATATATTGCCATTTTTTATTATACCCAATTTAACTTAATGATAGTGCTGTTTAGTGTTAGGCCTTGTCTAACTGCTGCCGGCGGCAATATTTCGATAGTGCTAGACCCTGATGCATCTGATGTATGACTAATTGTAAGTGTTCTGTTTACAATAGATGCACTTACAATTATTCCGTCGACATTTGTTGTATCGCCTATAGTATAGTTTTGTACACTGTCTATACCAGTCGGCCACAAATCAGGAAGTTCAATTTCAATTGTGGTGCCGCCTGCTGTTATATTACCTGACTCTAATATTCCTGTAGAATAATCAGTTGTAAAGTTGTAAGCACTATTTAATATTTCTGAGTTAAGATTTACTTTAGAAGGACTAAGAATAGTAATTTCTTCTGTAATAAAGTCGCCTACTACACATTGATAACCGCTTGGAGCAATTACTGCATTAGAACCAAATTGTCTAGCAAGCCAAAAATCGACACTGGTATTTTTAATATAGTTTCTTAACCCTGTAGGAATGTAAGAGTTAGCATAAGTCCAAGTTCCTGCATTATTATAGAACGTTATAACTCTACCAACTTCGCCAGTACTATCAAATTCTGCTGGCCTTCCGTCAGGACCATGATAAGGCGCTCCTGCAATAATTGTACTAGCAAACTTATCTATTGACACACTATGACCAGTTCTTTGACGAGGAGTATAAAATTCGTCATTGGGTGCTAGTATATAACCTTGGGTATATCCGTCATTAACATTTCCTGTAAATGTGTATACTGTTCCTCTATCTTCATTAAAGCCCGGACAACCTACAACAATAGTTCCACCGTCTGGAGTCATATCTACACTGTAACCAAAGTCGTCTCCTTCATAGTTAGCTGCAAGAGAATGTACTAGCTGATAGCCTCCTGTGGTATATTTGTAAACTAGAACTTTTCCGGATTGCGCATTACCGTCTCCCGGTTGTCCGATTGCTATTACACTACCGTCTCCGCTTATTGCAAGATCTTGTCCTGTGCGAGAACCATCACTCCAGAGACTTGTTATATGATCTATCAACTGGAAACTATTATAAGAACTGCCTACCTTTTTAAACACTGCAACAATACCATTGTTAGTACCATAGTTGTAGTCACTAAACACAATGGTACTAGCATCGTCACTTATTTCACATCTTAGTCCAAGCTTGCCAGTAATATTGTATATGTCTCTAAAATCAATATCTTGAATTTTGACAAACGTGCCGGTGGCGTTTTTTGTGTAGACTGCTGCACTATGATTTTGTCCCGACACTTCAGGATCGACACTACCATAAGCAATTGTAGGTGCGCCGATGACTAGTGTATTACCATCTGGCGTAATACTGACTGCGTGTCCAAATGCTTTCCCGGCAGCATTTGCCGCAAGTCCAGGAACATATGTATCTTGTATTCTTTGTACTTGATTCCACACAGTATTGCCGCCGTCTAATTGCAATTGGTAAACATAAACTTCTCCAGTTTCGGTCATTACGTCAGTGTTGTCCCAATTACTTCTAGGCTGTCCAACTACAACATATGAACCAGATGTCGATCCAGGCACATCTTGGTCTGACATATCTAGTGCATATCCGTAGTAGTAACTTTGATCTGCTTGTTCGTTTCCGTTTAAATTAGGGGTTTTACGATTTACAACAGCACTGCCTCGTAAATCGCCGCCGTCGAACGGTCCTAGCTTCCAGCTGCTATAAGTGTTATATGTAAGGGTTGCCGCCGTCTCTCTTTCGTCGCCTACTTCGACATCTAAATCTATTACAAACTTATCATGTGTAATTGTATCCGGAGCCACCGTTAGTTCATAACCATCACTACTTTCGCTCAACTCGATCTGACTTAGTGACTCTGTACTGTCAGTAAACGCATAATGCCATGTAGTATCAAATGTATCGCTAACCGGAAGTGTCTGTACGTCAGTGTTTCCCCATTCTAATGCAATCGTAGTGTCTGTAACGCTAGAATAATCAAATACAGCGTTTTGTGTAATTGCTGTATCTTTTATCCTAACATCGACTCCGTCAGTGGCTATACTTTTTAATGTATAATTTCCTGATGCTAATAAGTTAGGATATAATACAACTGCGCCACTTGATAAACTAGTAGAATTTTTAAAATAATTTGATATGTCTCTGCTGTACACTTTTACGCCTGTATTAGTTAGTAATATAACACTGTCTGCTTCGTTATCAAGGACACTAATATCTTCAATGCCTGAAATATTTATGGGCTGTTCGATATTAAACTTATTATGCACATCTCGAGCGAATATAAATAAACTACCTGTAGATGCAGTTGCTAACATATTATCATTTCCTGATATATGTCTGCCCCAGCCTGATGTAGTAATATTCGATGGAGTATATGTACTAGGTGTGCCGCTGAGGCCTATGCCGACATTCTCCACATTATGATTCCTACTATACTCTATTAAGCCATTTATGCCAATAGCTAGCCAAGCATTAGTAAGATCTTTATCTGGTAATAGTTTACTATATACACTTATGTCAATCTGATTATCGTTAGTATCATACTGTGCATCGTATGTTATAATGAAATTAGCAATATCAAACACTTGATCACCGGCTTGTCTCTCAGTAGTGCCTAACAATGTCCAATTATAAGTCGGTGATGAAGATGTAGGTGTTACAGATTTCCAAATCTTAGGATTGCTGACAACTGTTGATGCCTGTTGACTTATTTTTATACCATTTACCCATAAGGTATGTGTTTCTTCCACACTATTATAAACAATTGCATAATGTCGCCATACGCCGTCATTAGGTGCTACATCGAGCCATTTAACACCTCGAAAAGTTGATGGTTGGTAATAATTTTCATGAAATTCAAGCCGTCCTCCTAATATCCTAATACCAAAACCTTTTCCAGCAATGTTAAAATCATTAGTAAAAGCCTCAGCTGTAATAATACTTGATACACTACCAATAGTATCGCTACATCTATAATGAAACTCTATAGTAAAATCCCCAGGTGGTTCAAATAGTAATGCTCTATCAGTTTCAGGATCGGTTAAAAATAATCCGTGACGTGCATCATCAGAAGATCTAAGACTGCCAGTAAATGCTACCGGAGGCGAAAGTAGATGATAGTCAGTTGTAGTAAATGTTTGCGGCGACTGTTTAATAGTCTCTTGTATAGATTTTGTAGGGTTATTTGATGCTGAATTAAAGACAGTTACATTCTCAGGTGAAGCCCATGCCATGTAACTTTTTGCAAACACTCGTTGTGCAAATCCTCGTCTTGATTGATCAATGATTTCGTCCAACATACCATTTGTTTGTCTCTCAGCAAAAATATAATCTCTTCTAAGTTCTCCATCTCTGTTACCTAATACTGTAACATGATCATTCCAATCAATTGCCCAGCCTGCTGCATCAATTAGTCTCGGTCCTGCTTCTAGGATGATGTTGCCGAATTTTGCCAAACTATGTCCAAAATTATTGTTGGTAACCTCGGCCTCGCTCCACTGATTGTGGCTAGTTAGAGAAGAGTGTAAACTCCATTCTGATGTATCGATATTAAAAATATAAGATGACATTCCACCTTGTGGGGTAATCCAAGGTTGCCCGATAACCAAATAAGTATCATCAGATGTAGCACCAGTGTTTTGTAATATTCCTCCAGCGAGATTACCAAATCCTGGATTTGATACTGATGAAGGAAATTGTAAGCTACTATGATGATTATAATCATTATCATAAAATTCTAAGGCACCAGCTCCAAAAATAGATCCTCTGTGATACCAATGGCCGTAGTAGTACCACTGTCGATATGATGCTTCAAGAGTGGACGTACTTCTTTTTGAACTTTGTTCGCTTGTAAAAAATTGACCTTTACTGTTAACTCCTGTGTAAGAATCTTGATTACTTAGGGTATGAGGATAAGCGCTTTCAACCAAAGTAATTACCTTAGTAATAGGATTTAAACTAAATGCACTAATTGTACTATTTCGACTTTGATGAATATCATCGCCTGCTGGCAAAGTAAGTCCAGGATATACTAACCATAGCGAAAGAGTTGAATCATATTCTAGTCTTTGCATATTACTACCGGTGTAAAGGCTAGTATACTCGTATAGTCCAGTACTTGCGGCGCCTATATTATTTGATTCCATAGTTAATGTTTTAGATAGCGCATTAACACTAAATCGAGTAAGACCAACAATAATATTATTATCATCGTCCGAAGCTATTGGACCTAATATCTTATAAGAATCGTTAATATTTGTTGTACTAAATGAATCTAATAGTGTAATAGTACCGTTAGGTGAAAGATCAGCAGGATCAAAATCCCATAGTTCAACACTATAATTAGTACTGTTAATCTTCGTTGTTGTTACTAGATGATACACACCGGATATTTTTACAAATCCAACTTGCTTAAAATTAACATCTTGCCCCACAGCTTCGCTAAATCTTTTGGCAATAGTTCCATTAGATACGTAAAGCTGTCTATAATCGTATCCAGTTGCAAACCAAGTACCGTCAGACGATGATGCTGCAGGGTGATGGCCTTGGTCATAGCTCGGGCCATGATTTCCTATCCCTATCCCGCTAGTAGTTCTAGAAGAACTAACAAATGAGATTGAATTGTTAGTATAGGTCAATTTTATTACTTCAGCACCTTCTGGGTAAGTTCCGTGCCACATGAGCCAAATTATTCCAGTTCCGGCAGCACCTTGGTAGTCACGATGGTGTGATCTAAAAAACTTAGGTCTATTATATTCGTCTGTATCTATTGACGGAGCAACAGCTCTAGTAGCTACCGTCGAAACAGCATTACTAATGGGATCATATTTTTTTATAGATAGTAAAAGGCCGTCGTATTGCCTGTTACCATTAGTAATAGAGACGCTATAACTAAATTCAATAAACTGTGTTGCGTCTAAATCGTTTTGATGTAAATCAGTAAAGTAGTACCAGTTAGTATCTACATAGTTTTCATAACTCCTACTTGAGGAGCGATATATATCGTAATCTCGTTCAACTACATCATCAGTTAGTGTAACTCGACCTATTGTTAGATCGGCATCACCTGTGTTATTTTCTCTCCCTAATATCAAGTAGTCTTCAGTAGCATAGATATTAGTAATTTTTGAATATGAATTAGTAATATCATCAGTGTTTATTACACTATAAGAACTACTTAATTCGCCTAACTCGCTAATATTATAAACTCTTACTTCGTCTCCTACTAGTGCAATTAAATCATTACCTTTAACTGCCATACTAGTAGCACCTGAAATAGAACCTTTAAGTGTATGAGGAATATCTGAGGAAAACTTTATTCTTGGAGTTTGTGCTCCGTAATTATTGCCAATTACATCAGTGTCAAATGTTGCTGTATTAGCACTACTAATTGTTAATGTACTAGATGGATTTTGTGTAAAATTAACGCCTGCAGGAACCTGCAAACTAACAACATCTAAGATAGTATCAATACTATCAGACACCGAAGTAGTAATATTGTAAGTGCCTATAGATTTTACTTTTCCACTAACTACCCCGTTAGCATCTACACTACTATCTAAGCCCACCGTATATGTTTTGACAAAGCCTCCAGGTATAGATTTATTATCAACATAAATTAGTAACCCGTTGTCTCTATTAAATAGACATACTGCTTGCTGATTTCCACTCGGGCCCGGCCTTCCAAATACTGACATTGGGTAACTTGTCGTATCAAACTCATCTACATATTGTACAGTACTTGCTTCATCGTCTATTATAAATTTATAAGATCCTAAACTACCAATATTGCCGTTAACTACAAGTCTGTCTAAGTACTTTATTGCATTAACCATAGCTGATAATGACGGAGTGTATGCTGCTGATGTAGGAGCATATTTTTTAATAACTGCACTCCCGCCGGTGTAACCTGCTAGACTTACCGATGGAGTAGCTGGCGATGGATAGTTATCGCCACTTAACCAAGCTGATCCATTTGCACTATCGAGTGTATTTCCTCTTGTAACTTTAAATAAAGTTCCGTCGTAATGCGCACACCATAAAGTATTTTCATCTGTGAAAAAAGTCCCGACAGGGTTCCAGCCACTATTATCATTAGGTTCTATACTTTTTGCTAGGCCGTGCGCGGCATTTGATCCTGCTGCAACAACCCGAGGTACTAGAGCATATGAGTTAGCAGTAACCGAACCTTGATCTTCACCGATTAAATTTAACTCAAATACTGCTGTAGTTCCGCCTTCTCGATCGTCGTGTGTTGCAATTTCGTATTCTCTCCAAGGATTTACATTTAATTGATTTGCGGCAAAGACAACTACATCTCTATCTATGACATTTCCGCCCGTAGCAGTTAAAAATTTATTATCATTTGAATATATTTCAGTAACTTTTAATATCCATGTATCGCTTTGGGAATCGTATACCCATACTATAATGTCATTACCGCTGCCGCCATTCATTCCCATTATTAGTGCGGTTTCGTTATTGCTAGTTTTGCAAAATGTAGCACTGCTTCCTCTAAAGCTGTTGCCTGCATTTACTTCTGATCCTAATGTTCCGCCAGCCCAATCTATAAATTGATCAGTTATCTCGTCGTATTTCATTATCTTTCCAGTGCGTGTGCTAGTAAGCGTCGAGTACTCTGTAACAAAGAAGAATTCGTTATTAATTGCAGACGGTGAAAGTTCCGAATTGTTATTTGAGTCAACTGGATTTTGAACAGTTATATTTTTTTGGAATAGTTTAAATTTGTTATCAGTTTGGTCATATTTATATATATAAATTCCGTCTCGTATTCTACCTGACCCCAGTGCCTCAGTCGATGGCAACAATGCAAGATAGTTGCCACCGGTACTGCTATAAAAACTATAGCCCCGGTTATCAAATGCATTATTAGAATATATTGTTTGAAGAGGTTGAAAATTAGGAAAGGCTGGAGATAATATTTCGTCAATTGTATAAGTTAATGATGTACTATCGTCCGGATCTGTAACAGTATATTGGTAACTAAATTCTGTACCAACATTACCAGTTATTGCTTCTGCTGGTTCAACTGTAAATACTGGTAATCTATTTTCAATTGTTACAGGTATTGTTCTTGTGGTTGCAAAAACTCCGTCGCTTACTGTAAGAATAATACTAAAGTTATCTGTATATGGATTATTACTTAGTAGTGTAAGTACACCAGTGTCCTCATCAATACTGACTTCGGTATTTTCTGCAACATTACCTGTAGTTGTTATACTATACACAACAGGTAGACCGTCCGGGTCACTAGCTTCGATAGTTGTTGTATACTCTGTTCCTGATTCTACACTAATACTTAACGGTGCTACGCTTATTACTGGACCGTCGGAACTAGTATCTAATGGTCTCCAACCATTGCTGTAAATGAATAAACCTGATATACTTTCTATAAATGCTATAGTACCTGCTGTAACATTTACCAGTGGTAAATTATCCGGAACATCGTAGACAAATATCGACGGCAATCCTGCACGTCTTAATTGTGAATATTGGCTCATTAGTTATCCTTAAACAGCCACCCTTGGGCAACATTATAGTAAATCAAAGTAAACGCAGCTCGGTTACTGTCAACAACAAGATTTTCTGATAGTCCTTGAATCTTATTACTGTTCCTAGCTATTGTTATATTGTTATTTACCGCATTTCCTGTACCGTCGATTATTGTTATACTTTCGCCTAGTGATGCACTGCCAACAGCTGGTAGTGTAAGTGTAATAGCACTTGAACTGGTATTTACAATATATTGGCCGCCACTTTCTAGTGTCGTGTTGCTAGTAACTTCTACATATGGAGGACTGCCTGGAAGTGCGTTAACCCAAGACGAGGTTGCACTATTGTAAACCAATGCCTGCCCATTTGCCGGTGCGTCTAGATCTACATCGCCTAGGTCTCCAACTGACCCAACACCTTGGCTTAGTACACTTATTGTGTTGCCCATAGCACTGTGAACACTACATTGATAATATAATGATGCAGGAGCATCCATAGGTACTACAAAAGTAGTAGTTCCTGCTCCGTCATCAGTAACACCGGCTGTGTAATCAGCGCCGCCATTGCTTTCTCTAATCTTAAACGGGTGTGCTATATAGTTTGCAGTATTATCAAATATATATGTAAATCCACGTACTAGTGTTAGTTCTGGATCATTAGTTGATGTAGGAAATCCCGGTCCGCTGAATGTATAATCACTAGATCCGTTTGTAGTTAGAGTATAACTTATAGCAGTATCTAAATCAAGTGTATCTATAAAATCAGACACACGCTGTTCTGTATAGTAAAGATTAGTTGTACCTTCAGTTAACGTATCTGTGTCATGATTTGAAATATCACTTACAGTGCCAGTTACATCGCCTGTTACATTGCCTGTCACATTACCTGTTAGGTCTCCTGTGACATCACCTGTCACATCACCAGTTACATCGCCTGTTACATTGCCTGTCACATTACCTGTTAGGTCTCCTGTGACATCACCGGTTACATCACCTGTAAAGATTGCATCAGTACCGTCTGTGCCATTATCTAGCACAACAGTTCCATCCGTTGCTTTAATATCGCCTACTACATTGCCTACAAGATCTCCTTCAAACGCTCCTGCAACAACTGTGTCTGCTCCAAAGGACCATTTATCGTCTGTTTCGTTCCATAAGAAGAACTTGTCTGTGTCTAGACCTCTTTCTATTTTAATTCCTGCATTTTCAGTTGCATTAGAATCTTCAGGAAGGTCTGCGTTAAGTGTTATTACATTATCGCCGATATCTAATGTAGTAGTGTTGATATATGTTGTTGTGCCTGTTACTGTTAAGTCGCCAGCAACAGTAACGTCATTAAATGTAACATTATCTGTAATACCTACTGCTTGACCAATACTAATTACGCCTTCTGGTGTAAGACTAACACCGGTGCCACTTGATATTACTGAAAGAATGTCAGATGTTGAAGGTCCAGTATATGTAAGTACGCCTGTTAAGTTACTGTATGTTAAGCTACCAAATCCACCTTCATCTGTAACACTTACACTTTCTCTACTTCTTGTATCAGTAAAGTATAAATTTGTTGCGCCTTCAGTTAGATCATCTGTAGTCTTATCTCCTAGTGCAGTATCAAAGTCGGCATCTGTAAATGCAGTACCTCGAACAAATTTACCTGCAATTAAACTATAAATTAATACATCACCGTCTGCAATATTTGTTGTATCAACGTCACTTAATTGATTTATACTCGAACTTAGTAATGCACTTGCTACTCTAGCATCGGTAAAATATAAATTAGATGAACCTTCGGTTAGGGTATCAGTAGTATGATTTGATATATCACTTACTGTGCCAGTAACAGCACCTGTAAAGACTGCATTAGTACCGTCAGTGCCGTTATCTAACACCTCTGTACCATCTGTTGCTAACACACTACCGATCAAGTTACCTGATGTTGCACCTGATACAGATCCGATTAGAACTCCGTTAACTGAAAGATTATTAAATGTACTTGTGCCTGTTGTAGCTGTTACATTTCCGGTTAACTCGCCTGTGACATTGCCAGTTAAGTTGCCAGTTACATCACCAGTTACGTTACCTGTTAAGTTGCCAGTTACATCACCAGTTACATCACCAGTTACGTTACCTGTTAAGTCGCCAGTTACATTACCAGTTACACCGCCATTTACATCACCAGTTACGTTACCTGTTAAGTTGCCAGTTACACCGCCAGTTACATTACCAGTTACGTTACCTGTTAAGTCGCCAGTTACATTACCAGTTACACCGCCAGTTACGTTACCAGTTACATTACCAGTAAACACTGCGTCAGTTCCATTAGTTCCGTTATTTAAAACTAAATTAGTTCCGTCACTTGCATAGACATTACCTATAACATTACTAGTTACTTTGTTGAATACAACATTATCCGTAGTTTCGACACTTTGACCGATTGATATTGCACCATTGTCGTATGTTACACCTGTACCAGCTGAAAGATGTGTGTTAATTCTAGCTGTTGTAAAGTATAAGTTAGTTGAACCTTCAGTTAATGTGTCAGTAGTATGATTTGATATGTCACTTACAGTTCCGGTTACATTGCCAGTTACATTACCTGTTACATCACCAGTTACGTTACCTGTTACGTTACCTGTTACATCTCCTGTTAGTGCTCCATTAAGGGTTCCGTCATTACTTACAATAACTGTACTATCTTGTCCTACTACACTACCAAAGTATTGCGCATCTGTACCATCAGAACCGTTATCTAATATTGTAGCAGTTCCTACTTTTATATGTCCGGTTACGTCTCCAGTTACATTACCTGTTACATTACCTGTTATATTGCCCGTAACAGGCCCCGCAAATCCTGCAATAGAACTTAGACCTTTATTGAAGACAAATCTATCTGAAACGGATCTATACAAGATCGAAGCGTCTGCACCATCAACAAACAATCCGGAGCCGTTTGCACTTTCGTTGTCCACAGCACCACTTGCAACAGTAATAATTAGATCTGTAATTGCAAGATTATCTGCTTCTTGTGTAGTTGTATTTCCTAAAACTGTTAGGTTGCCTGTTACTGTTAAGTTACCTGTTGCTTCAATGTTTGACGAAGTTATGTCATCTGACGACAATAACCCATTAACAGTCACGTCATTGAAGCTAACATTGTCAGTAGGACCAACCTGTTGTCCTACTTCAATAACACCGGCGTTGATAGACACACCTGGGCCTGCTGTAAAGCTCGATCTTGCTCTAGCCGTTGTAAAATAAAGATTAGTAGAACCTTCGGTTAGGGTATCAGTAGTATGATTTGATATATCACTTACTTGTCCAGCTACATTGCCAACAACACTTCCTGTTAAAATACCATTAACATTGACGTTTAGTGCAGTAGTCGAAGTAGAGCCTTGATCGACTACAAATTGTAGATCTACAGTTTGCCAACTGCGTGTGCCGTCAGCGGCACTGATAATTGCTTGACTAGCCTGATCAGGCAAACCAAAGTCGGGTTCTGCATCGCCTAGACCTAAGAAACTATATCTATCATCTCTTAAATCGCCCGGCGGAGTCTTTTTGACTCTTCCACTAAACAGTCTATTATCACTCATTGCTTGTTTCCAAAATACTTAATGTTATCTTCAGTCCTAAGTTAACATCTGTACTACCTTTTAATACAGAACCTTCTTCTAGTACTAATTTACCACTAACTAAGTTTGCAGCATCTTCTGTAGGAATTTCAAATCCTTTTAGTAGTTCTGTGTCAACTGCGTTTTTGGTAAATTTAAAAGTTACAGCAGCAGTTGAATCTGTTACATTTGCACACTGCGCACCGAGAACAATAGCAGTAATGCCTGTTGGAACAGTGTAAATTGTTATGTCGTCTGTTTCCAGCACTGCTGTTATAGTTCTAAAATTATTAAGTGGTAACTGATTTCCTGCCATTTTTTTTCCTTAATCACCTATTGCTAGTATATATGGAGTCATCACCGCAAACAAACTTCTGTTGAATGTTCTACCACTGATGGTTCCTGTTGCTCTTTCGATCACAAGTTCTTGACCAATTCTAAAGTCTCCTCGTTGGTCAGTACTTGTAAAGTTTACTCTGCCTGCGCCATTGGCGTCTTCAATTACTTCATTTTCTTGTATAGGACGTCCGCCTAAATACGGCACTGCTAGTTCAATTTGATTTCCTGTTCCGACAAATTCAAACGTATGTGACGAAGCACTAATTAAACTTCTTTGATGGAAGCTCACTACTGTATTCTCTGATAATGCATTTACTACCGATTCTGCAAGAGTAAGTGTACTTGTACCTGCAGAGGTTCTTGTAATTGCATTATTAATATCATTGATAATTCCATTAATGATAGCTTCTGCACCTTCTTCAGCAGTGATTCCAATGTTTGTTACCATTCCAGGTGCTGTCTGTGCTAGTATTGCAGTTGTAATTGTAGCTATTTGTGCAATTGCAGCAGCAGTTTCGTCTATTTGACCTAGTACTGCACTTTGTGTACCTGCCCAATATGCATTTGCTGCTTTATCTGATTCTTCAACTCCGCCCGAAACCAAGTCAGCTGCAATAGCATTAACAATTAGACCTACATCTCTTTTGCATTTAGCAGTGTCGTAATTTAGACTAGGGTAGTTAGTATCAACCCAGTCTGTTATATAGTCACCTATATATGCAGCATTTGCTCCATAAATTGCCGCAGCGTTTGTAAAGCTACCGGCATTTACAGTTTCAAACAAGCTTGATGCTGCGTCAATAGTGTAGTAAAAATCATCACCAGCAAATTTAACTGCATCGCCTACATTAGGGCGTATTATTAATCCGTCAACAGTAATTGTATTACCTGTTTGAGTTGCACCTAAAGTTGTACCCGAATATAAAGATTTACTAACACCAGTTGCTCTTAATCCGTTAGTTCCAAATGAGCTGTTAGAGTTAGTAATTGAACAAAAGCCGCCACTTTCTGCAAGGAAAGCATCTTGGCAGCAAATTGTAAATACGGAAACCAACTGTGCATAACCTCTATTGAGTAAGTGTACACCAATGCCGCCTTCATTATATTGTGTATAACTATCTACAACCATACTGCGCAAGCCGCCTGCAACACTGCCGTCTACACGCATACCTGTGCCTGTAGTAGTTTTGCTTGTACAGTTTTGGATGTATGGTGAACGCCATGCTTCTACACTGCGTTGCAAGAAAGTATCGCCTTTTGGATTAAATGCAATTGCTGCACCTGGCGAAGTGTGTCCGCTGAATGTCATATCTGACAAATAATCGCCATGTGTTACGTGAAATAAATCGCTTGTAGTAGTTGTAGGACGAACTGTTACAGTTCTTAGGCTATCACCAACAATTGCAGTATAAGGAGATAGTTGTATTGGATTAATTTCAGTGTAGTCACCGCTTGCAACTTTAATTGTTTGATAAACTATAGTTATTTGATTTTCAATTATTTCTGGTAGCCCATCTTCGCCTTGAGAAACTGCTGTTATACTAATATCAATAAGTTCAATAATTCTAGAATCAGCAGCAACACCGTTCGTTAGTGTTTCGTCAACTGTTTGTGTTATATTTGTTTGATATGTAAATCCAATTAATGAATTTCTTGCAATTTGCCTTGCTGTTGTTTTTACAAATGCAAGAGCACTAGAAGTAGCTGTTACTTCGCCTTCGATAACTGTGCCTATATAATTAAGATAACTTCTTCCTGCAAATACACTTTCTTCATTGCCGCCGAACTCTAAGTCAACTAGCATTGCATCAATAATAAGTCCTACGTCTCTTTCGCACTTAACTTCGTTGTATTCTAATGTAGGAAATATGCTGTTAACAAATGCAATTGTTTCTTTTTGAATGAATTCTCTATTAGTTTTAATTAAAGATATTGCACTGTAGAAACCGTCTGCGGGTGCAATTACAGGAGAAAATACACTGTCTGCTGCTATTTGAGCTGCTTTTGCAATAGTAGCTACTGAACTATTTGATGTAAGACCATCGTTATCGTCATTACCATTTTTAGCAACGTATATAGTACCTTCTTGTCCAGTTTGTCCGCCAACTGTTACAATTTGTTCTGTACCTGATCTATTTACTTTTGTAAATAGGGCGCCGTCAAATGTATTAATAGCTAACTCACCAAGTGCTAGCTCACTAGTTGTAGGCACAACACCTGGACTTGTATTTCTTTTAAATAAAATTTGCGACACTTTTAACTCCTCTTAACATATTTATTACACCCCGTAACTACCGAAATCAAAAGTTACATTTCTCAATTCTTTATTGTTGAAATCAATATAACTGTTAGTACTGGTTATACTATTTAAAGTAGCACCATTTATTATAATGTCATTTGCTGTAATGTCATTAGTAGTTGTCGCGCCTCTTGCTGTAATTGTATCTAGTGTTTCTTCTTGGATGCGTCCTTGAACTGCTGCCGCAGTGACTAATTTATCGTCTGCATCTACTACCCATGTGTTTAAAGATGTTAGATATGCACTTGTTTCGACATCTGTAAACAATACAGAAGTAAGAAATCCACTTGTATTTCCGAAGCTAATAACACCAGTTTCTGAATTATATGATATATCGCCAGTTGCGCTTATTGCAGCTTTTACCCGAGCATCGGTATAATATAAATTAGTACCTTCATCTAAATTTGTAGTAGTTTTAGCTGCAAGGTTAGTATCAAATGTAGTACTAAAGTCGGCTATTGCAAGTTTAGTTGCAATTGAATTAGTAATAGTTGTTGAAAAGTTTGCATCGTCTCCGAGCGCTGCTGCTAATTCGTTTAGTGTGTCTAATGTTTCGGGAGCAGTGTCTATTAATGCTGATACTTGCTCTCCTACATATGTTTCTGTTGCATAACCTTTTGTGTCCAATAATGTGTTAACACGAGTATCAGTATAATATAGATTAGTACCTTCTGTAATATTATTTGTAGTTTTTGTATCCAATAATGTGTTAACACGGGCATCAGTATAATATAAATTAGTACCTTCTGCAATATTACTTGTAGTTTTAGTTGCAAGACGAGTGTCAAATGTAGAATTAAAATCAGCAACATTTAGTTTCGTTGCAAGTGCAGTGTTAACTGTAGTATAGTAATCAGGATCGTTATTAATAGCTGCTGCAATTTCACCCAATGTATCTAATGTAACAGGAGCATTATTTTTTAATTGATTAATAGCAAGATTAACATATGCAGTGTCAGCAAAACCTTGTCCTAAAACTGCGGCATTAATTCCACTATCAACATATGTTTCTGTTGCGTAATTCTGCTGTGCGTGATCGCCCCAGCTATATGCAGTGTTCCAGTTAGTAATGTCAGTAGCATTCCATTCAGTTGTGCCTATAGTCATCTTAGTAGACGTTGTAACATTTGTAAAGCCGATAATTTCGCCTGTACTAGATCCTACAATATTTGCATAGCCAGCTATATTGCCAGCGCCAGATCCGGCAATGTTTAAGAAATTATTTAAGTCGCCCGATAATGAAGTTACATTAACAATGTTAGTAATACCGTCAGCACCATTACCGATAATCTGACCAGTTTCAATTGACCCAACGGTTAGTGATCTAGATGAAGTATTACTAATACCTAGTATATCGTCAATACCTGGTTTATCTGTTATTGTATTAAAACTAAATACCGGAGCATTAATGAAGTTGTTGTAATCTAGGTAGTAGCTAGGCGGAAGCCCGTTCAAGTTTAAAACATGTCCGGTGCCACCGTTGATAATAAGTGTACTATCTTCGGAAAACACATCGCCTACGATATCTTTTTGTACTAGTTCAACTTGTCGTGCATCGCCGCTAAATTCAATAGTACCGTCTTCAGTAATACTAATTTGTCCCTCACCTAAGTAAATTGTGTCGCCACTTAAATGCAAATCTTTAAATCTTCGTGTAGGTGAACCTAGATCGTATACTTCATTTGCAGATGGAATAATATCTTGAGATACGTTACTTAGATTGTTGGCTTCGGAAAGAGCATATACTTCGTTAAAGTTATCATTAGTTTTAGAAAAGGCCGAACGAAGGCTTTCGCCATCGCCTGCTAGTTCACCTGAACCTAAATTAATTGTCTGCTTTGCCATGCCCTCATCCTTAGTTATTCATATATATACTGTTTACAATACCTTGCGTCCAATCAGTAATTCTCGCTCTAACCCAAACATAGTTACCTGTAAAATTATAGTTAAGACTTCCAGTATTATTAGTTAAATCTAATGCAGATATAGTTGTTCCTGCCGACTGAACAACTGCTCCAGTTGTATCTACAGATCCCAGTGTATTAGAATTAACATCATTGATAAAAATAGTAGACCAGTCTTGTTCACCTGGATCTATTTCTAGTGTACCTTGAAAAGAAACAGCGCCGGTAAAGCCAGTAGTGTTTATTTGCACAGTATGCAGACCGTCTGTACGTCCATAATAACCGTCGCCTTTGAATTTTTCACCATTCAAAGTTTGAGATCCTGGACCTGTATATGTAGTTTGCGGTATAAGTATTGTGCTATTATTGGACATATAACTATTTATCAATATCGTCTTTGTATACCAATTTCTCTACACTACGAATACTTGCGCCTGCAAGTAATGTTACAAGATTTAAAACCTTTTCGTCTCTTAAATAGATATATAATCCATTTAAGTAGCCATAGTTTTCTAAACTTTCTAATGCAATTGTACCTATTTTACACTTATCATTGTTTGCTCGTAACCAATTTGCAAAATCGGTATTAATTCGATTACTATTAAACCAGACTTTTATAGGTAATTTTGGAGGAACGTCTACAATTTGTATTTTAGCGTTAGATTTTAAAATATCTATATAATCAGGATTAGGTTGATGAAATTCAGCCGAATCTGTCTTTAGTTTATTACCTAACTCTAGCAAAAAATCTTTATTATTACTAAACAACGTAATTGTTGAATATAGATCTATTCTTATTTTATATTCATCAGTCTTCTTTAAAGTATTGTAAACTGCCATTGCATCAAAATAATCATTTATATCAACAGAAACATCTGTTCGCCATGCCTTTTTATACAAAGGATCATTATTTCGATACTGTTCGGTTAGTGAATCTAGTTGGCTTCTTGCATAACTTAACTTTTCTTTTTTCTGAAGCTCATTTCGAAAGATAACATTAAGTTCATTTCGGAATACCAATTTATAAAGGTATTCCGAATAGAACAACTTAGTTGATTCAAAATGTTTCAACTGCCGTCTCATTAACACAATTTAAAACTAATTCATCGTCTTTAAAATCAATATTAACTGTGCCGCCGTTTTTTAGATCTCCGAACAAAATTTGCTTAGACAGTGGACGTTTGATATCTCTATCAATTACACGCTGCAATGGTCTTGCTCCCATTTTAGGATCAAATCCTTTGTCTACAAGATGATCAAGTGCATCGTCACTAACAGTAATTGTGATGCCTTTGTCTTTGACCATATTTTTAAGGTCGAGCAAGAACTTACCAACAATTTTCATCATCACAGGCTTACCTAGGCTTGCAAATGTAATTACACCATCAAGTCTGTTGCGGAACTCTGGACTAAAGAATTTCTTAAGAGCTTTGTCTTCGTAGACATGCTCTGTATCATCACCGCCAAAGCCAATAGTATTCTTTTCAGCATCCTTAGCACCTAGGTTAGTTGTAAGGATTAGTGTACAGTTACGTGCATCTGCTTCTTTACCATTCGAACCTGTGATTTTACCATTGTCCATAATCTGCAACAAGATCTGACTAACATCAGGGTGTGCTTTTTCAATCTCGTCGAGCAATAGTACACAGTTAGGCGATTCTTGCAGTTTATTAATCAAGATACCTGCGTTATCTTCGTGACCTACATACCCCGGAGGGCTACCAATTAGCTTACTCACACTATGCTTTTCCATGTATTCGCTCATATCAATACGTACGAGTTTTACACCAAGTTGATTAGCAAGTGCCTTAGCTGTTTCAGTTTTACCAGTACCAGTTGGTCCCATAAACACAAATGCACCTACTGGTTTATCATCTGGTTTAAGTCCTGCTTGACTAACAAGAATCTTGTCTACAATACTTTCAATAGCAGTATCTTGACCATAAACAACTTTCTTGATATTATCTTGAAGATTTGCAAGATTGCTTGTTTCTTTTTCAGCTACTTGTTCAGCTGGTAGATTAATCATTTTAGCAAGTTCGAATTGAATTTCTGCTTCGCCTACAATCATGTCACCTTCGTGATTGTCATTAAGTTTAAATCTAGCACAAGCAACGTCAATCAAATCGATTGCTTTATCAGGTAATTTTTTATCTGACTGGTATTTAACGCTTAATTTTACAGCAGCAGCAATAGCTTCTTCGGTAATTTCAGTATTATGATAATCTTCGTAGTATTTCTTAATACCACGTAGGATGTCTTTAGTAACTTCTGGAGTAGGTTCACTAACAACTACACGCTGAAATCTGCGCATCAATGCACGGTCTTTTTCAAAACTCTTGCGATATTCTTCCCAAGTAGTTGATGCAACAACTTTTAAATCACCTTTGGTAAGTGCAGGTTTAAGCATGTTAGCAAGATCGTTAGAACTATTGCCGCCTGCTGCACCTGCGCCTTGCATCATGTGTGCTTCGTCGATAAACATAATTGTTTTGCCTTGCTTTGTAAGTGCTTGTAGCACTAGTTTAAAGCGTTCTTCAAAGTCTCCGCGATACTTTGACCCAGCAAGCATAGCACCGATATCTAAATTATATACTTTATACTCTTGCAAAAATTCGGGTACATCGTTTTGTTCAATTTTAAATGCAAGACCTTCTGCAATAGCAGTCTTACCAACACCTGGATCACCTACCATTAGCACATTGTTCTTTGAACGACGACCTAATGCAAGTGCAAGACTTTCTAGTTCTTCGGCTCTCCCGATAATAGGATCTACTTTACCTCGCTTGACTTGATCATTTAAGTTAGTAGTAAATGCACGTAATGCTCTACGTGCCTCGCTTGACATTTCTTCTTCCTCAACCGGTCCGTCTTCTAGCTCATTATTAATAAAATCAGAAAACTTAGTTTTATCTACGCCGCCTTTTTCTAGATAATATGAACTAATACTTTTCTTTTCATTAAGGATACTTACAAGCACATCTGTTAATTCAATGTGTTGCCGCCCTGCAAAAAGTACTTGTGTAAAAGCACGGTTTAGTACACGTTCAACAGTCTGTGTTTTTTTAGGTTTAAATTTAGTCTCTTCTGTTTTTATATCATCACACTGCGTCTTAAGATGATGCTCAAGATTTGCTTTGATATAATCAATGTCTGCTCCAAACATTGTGAGAACGTTGACAAAATTTTCTTCACAAAACATTGCATATAACAAGTGTTCAAGAGTTACATATTCGTGTTGTAATTTCTGTGCATCTTTGATTGATTTGTCAAAAACAAGTTGTAGTTCTTTGCTAGGTTCTACCATAGTATTTTATAGTCCTCTTATTATATTTCGTTTTTTATTTGATGTATCTTATTTAATACATCAACATCTGTTATTTTTGGCATTTCTGCCTGGATTTCTACGTACAACGTACCTCTTTTTCTAGATTGGATATTAGGAAATCCATAATTTGGTATACTAAATTTTGCGCCTGGACTTGTGCCTTGTGGAATTTTTATTTCCAGTCTCTTTTCATCTAATGTTGTAATTATTATAACACATCCTAGCAATAAGTCAAATATATTTACTGTTTTTTTTATGAATAAATTGTCTTGTTCTCTTTGCCAAATGCGGCTTTTTTTAATTCTAATTCTTACATGTAAATTACCTCTAGGATATCTCGAATGTCCTACATCTCCTAGTCCTTCGTATTGTATTGTATCACCGTGTTTAGCTCCAGCAGGAACGTCAACAGTTACAGTTTCTAATTTTCCACTACTAAGATGATATTGTATTATTAAATTTTTACCAGTTAAAACATCAGATAAGGATATATCAGCGTGAACACTTATATCTCTATTACGCGGAGTCTGATGTTGTTGAGAAAAACCTTGTCCGAACATATGTTCAAATGGTGATCCACTAAACGGATTACGTTGTCTTTGTTGATTAAAATTAGGCTGTGGATTATCGTATGCATTACGCTTATCGCTATTGCTTAGGATTTCGTATGCTTCGCTTATTTGTTTGAATTTAGCATCATCGCCGCCTGTACGATCAGGATGATTAGCCATCGCAAGTTTGCGATAAGCTTTTTTAATCTCTTCTGGAGTGGCTGTTCTCGGAACACCTAAGATATTATAATAGTCCATACATTTACTTATCGTATGGACTATTACATTTTGTTAGTAATGATTAGTTACTTGCCTTTGCCTTTGTATGCTTGTGCACCAAAGAATGCTGCAACAATACCAGCAACGGCAACAAAATATGTTGGCGCCATTGATCCTAATACTTTTGCTGCCTCCGACAGTCCTACAAAACTTGCACCAACTACTGCAAATGGATATAGTAATAGTCCAAATAGTGCAAACCAAGTCATGTTACGCTGTGCGTCACGCATAGCATCTTGATCTTCTAGTTCTTTTCTTTTGAACTCTAAGTGCATCTCCATTTCTTCTTTGGAAATGTGTCCATCACCGTTCATATCAGCGCCGCCGATTGCACCACTATCGATAGTCATTGTGCCCGCAGGTCTTTCATACGAAATTTCAGGCTGTGCAACAGGCGCAGCTACTGGTTCTACTACTGGTTCTGCTGCTGGAGCTTTACTTTTTAGTTCTTCTGGTTTTTTACGTGGCATATTATTTTCCCTCTAGTTTCTTAATACGAGCTTCTAACTCGTCTACTTTTTTAGTTACTTTAGGATATCTTTTACGCCAAGCCTCTGGATCGTCTTGCAGGAAGTCCCAACCAAAACGATCTACTAAACCATCTAGTAGTGCATCAAATTTTGACATTAGGTAAAGTGCTGCATGTGTATTTCTAAACCATGCTAAAAATGCTGCCCCCAGCAATGATCCGCCGATTGCTGTGTATATCCACAGCGTATCGCCGAACATGCGATAAATCATATCCATAGTAAACCCTCTCTTTACTATGAATATTTATCGTTTAATCAAAAGGATTTAGGTCTAAGCCGTTCTTAGCAGCTTCTACAGCTGCCGCTTCTTCTTGAGCTTGTCTTTGTAGCTCTGCGTCTTCTAACGCCTTTGTAGATGCTTTGTAGTAGTTGTCATACGCAAGAATAATCTGTTGTTGCTGTTGTACCAGCGCACGAATGTCTGAGAAGTTTAAGCCTAAGTTCTCATAGCCTTGTGCTGTTAGTGCAAATATGGCTAGAGGTGCGCCGCCTGCTGTAAGTTCAGCAATCTTTTCGTCCATGTTTTCTTCGTTGATAATTACCCATTCAATACGGCGCATGTTGACTTGGTCAACATTTGGCAATACTAGTTCAGGTTTATCAATTGGCTTCGACGTTACTTGTATTTGCTGCGGGGTCGTTGAGCAAGCCGCGAGCCCTATAATTATCGTAAAGCCAAGGACACTCTTTGTTAAAAGATTCGCCATTTTGTGCATTTCGTTCTTCCTCTGTTAGTGGAGCATTTGATAGTAATTCGAAACATCTACTTGCATTTGCAGTTCCTCTATTAACTGCACGTTCAATGGATTCTGGTTTACTTGCTGCCAGTAATGCTAGATCAAAATCTGCAAGTTTACTTGCTAGTCTATTATTCTGTTGACGAATAGCATTAAATTCGTCATTGACTCTTTTTAGTTCAGCGTTGGCAGCAGCAAAATCCGCTGCCATCGTTGCTATTGTTTCTTCGTTTGTAGCTACTGCCATTTCTAATTTAGCATTGTTTTCTGTAAGTACAGCAATAGTCTTCTGTGTATCTGTGTAATACCAGTATCCAATGCCGCCCATTGTCATAATAACAATTAAAAGTATTCCTGACAGTTTCATAATTTAGCCCTCAAACATAAGTTTTAGACTTGCAGGTCCCATAATACCGTCCGGTGTTAGTCCGTTTTCTTCCTGCCAAGCCTTTACGTGTGCTTCTGTGCCTTTACCAAAGACGCCGTCTGCACCGATTTCTAATTCTTCTTGTACAGCCATTACAGTTGGTCCACGTGAACCTACACGTACTGTTTCGTATACAATTGCTGCTGGTTCCCAATCACCACCAAGTATCTCCATAGCGTGTTTGTAGTGCTTTTCACGATCCTCGAGACCAATGTAACCACCGTTAATGCGCTTTGTAGCACCTTTAACGTCACATGCATCTGCATACTTATTTAGATTGTTTGTATCCCAGAACCAACAAGCTGAGTCTAGTGCGCCTTTTTTAGTGCGTACATATTCTACTGCTTCTTCTGGTGACATTTCCATTTCTTCTGCGAACTTGGTGTAGTTGTAACGTCCAGTAAGTTGAAGTATGCCGCCTCCGCGGAAAGTCCAGCCATCACCGCTTTCTGTGTCGCCGTTGTCCATACGATTTGCGTAAATAACATTTGCAATTTTGCGAGGTTGTCTGTGATATTCTTGTGCATCTCTACCTACTTTAGAAAAGTATTTTGAAAACAAGCTATCGAGTGCTTTAGCACTGTAGTTTAAGTTCTCTGATAGTACTTTAAAGTTGTTTGATTCGTGTCCACATTGTGCGATAAACATTGCTACACGCTCAGGTGTGTCCATTTCCCATAGTGGAAGAATTTCACACATTGCATCGTACCAATCTTCTGCTTCTTCGTTTCCACGAAGCATTTCAATCACCATTTCTTCGGTGAATTCAAATTCAAAATCTTCAGCTGCCATTTTCTATCCTTTATAATATAATGCGTTCAAGTACAAGTGTTTGACCATTGTTTTCAAACGTTAGCTTACTGCCATATTTAGTAATGTTGTAGTCGCCAATGTACTTAGAAAGGAAAATTATTTCAGAAAAATCGTTTGGGTTAAATGATTCAGCAATGGAATCAAGTGTTGTTTGTGTAGGGCCAAAGTCTACAAATTTAAATGCAACTGGATCTGCCCATGCTTTTTTAATAGTAAGCATATCACTCCACATCGTTACATTTTCTACCATACTCTTGTTAAAAAAGTTTGTGTAATTGTTCATTGACTCTGATAAGTCATTAAGTATATCATTGTCTACGCCGTATAAGTCTGCTTCAAGAGGAATTGTGCTTTCGAGTTCTTCAAGTGTTAGAGGTTTGCTGCGAAATTCTTTGTAGTAGCGAAACTTAATGTCGCCCATTCCAGTTAGATTTTCTAAACCATTAGCAAGTTCCATAATCTGTTCACCAACAGCTTCGTCTCTTTCAATTTCAACAAACACTTTATACGTACCGTCTGCTTGTTCGCCTGATGTAGCATCTGCATCTAGTACAAATGTATAACCACGTTCTATGAAACTAGCTAGATCGTCTGCTGATTCTTTAGTCTTAGTAGCAAATGCAACAGTAACAATATCTTTGTCTGCGCCCATTTTACTTTTGTACCCATCAATTTCTAAGATGTTGTCTACTAAGTCTTTTAAATCGTATTGTTGTAAACTCATTATACTGTTGCCTCTGGTGCTTCTGCTGCAATGTCTGCAGGTTGTTCTTGTGCTTCTGCACTAGGTCCAGGAGATTGTGTTGGGTCAATAAATGCTGCTTCAATATAACCAGTATAAATGTCTGCAATTAATTTTTTAGGCATCTGAATTTCAACAATCCATATTGGACGTCTGTCTAGTTTGCCTTTTTTAGTACCCGGACGAATATCATCTTGTTTTTCAATTTTACGTGGTTCAACTATATGACTTTTTTTGTACTTTACTTTACAGTCATAATCTAATAGACGCTTTCCGCCCATCGGATCCGGCATATTTTCAGCATCCCAAAAGAAGCTGCAAGTAACCCAGTGTCTTTCAATCTTTGGACCTTCGGCAATTTCACCATCTTTCCAATTTTTGTAAACATAGATATCCAACTCATCTAGCACCCGTTCAAAGTCCTTTAGTACATTGAAGGAAGTGTTAGAATCATAGATAGATTCTACATTTTTAATAATATCTAAAACGTCATGCATATTTAAAGTCCAGTCTCTTTACTATACTTATTTATCGCAGTTTAGGAGTTAAGTTATATTTTTATTCTAGTATCTCGATGATAAGTAATTGTGTAGGGAAGATATTTTCCGTACTGGAAAATAAAGTCCTTGCTAACTTATCCCACCAAGGAGGACACTTAATGGGTGCTAAAAGAAAAGCTGCTGAAAAGCGCAATTCAAACAAAGGCTACACTAATGTAGTTGATATTAAACCATTCCAAAAGCCTAAAAAACAGGTAAACATACTTCCAAGAAATAGAAATCAAGAAAGCTACGTGCTATCACTGCTCGACGAAACAAAGGACATAGTCTTCGGCATCGGTCCAGCAGGAACGGGCAAAACTCTATTGGCTGTGCAAGTTGCTGTTAAACTGTTTAAAGAAGGTGCTGTTGACAAGATTATTGTTACACGCCCGGCTGTTTCAGTAGATGAAGATTTAGGATTTTTACCAGGTACGCTAGAAGAAAAAATGGCGCCTTGGACGAGACCTATTTTTGATGTATTAAAAGAGTACTTTAGTGCTGCTGAGATCACTGGAATGATTCAGGAGGGTATTATTGAAATTTCACCATTAGCATATATGCGTGGTAGAACATTTAAAAATTCATTCATTTTAGCAGACGAAATGCAAAACGCAACACCAAATCAGATGAAGATGCTGCTTACACGTTTAGGTGAAGGTAGTATGATGGCTGTTACTGGTGACTTAAATCAAGCAGACCGTTTAAAAGACAACGGACTAATTGACTTTACTAAGCGTTTAGAAACAGGTAATCAATCGTGCTTGGACATAGTCCACTTTGATCAAGGAGATATTGAAAGACACGCTGCTGTTAAGGCAGTTCTTCAAGTGTATGGTGATGAATAACTTCAACACCTGACTTGTTTAGAAAATCTAAGCCCTGTGTACTACGATATGCATTTTTGTAGTACACAGTGGCTATCCCACTTTGATAAATTAATTTAGCACAGTCGATGCAAGGCTGATGTGTAACAAACATTGTTGCACCTAGCCCACTTTCATTACCACGAGCAAGTTTACTAATAGCATTTGATTCAGCATGGATTACTTCTGGTTTAGTTTTAAGCTGATATGTAGCTTCTGCAGATGTATCATACACTTTTTCCTCACAGACATTGTTCCATCCGCTAGGCATGCCATTATATCCAATAGAGATAATGCGATCATCCTTAACAACAATAGCGCCTACTTGCAAACGCTTTGCCGAACTTAGTTGTGCAAAACGTTCTGCAACGTCCATATATGCTTCGATAAACTTTTGTTTCATTCTGCTTCTCTTTTCAACAACATTACCAAGTATTCGTTTTTAGTATAAATTAAAGGCCAACTCCAGCCTTTGATAGGCGGACGTCCGTTTTGATCGTATAGAATATGTACAATATAATATTTTGTCAACCATATACGTTTTTTATTAAAAGTACTACGCACTGGCAACCAAGCAAACTTTTCTTCGTGTCGCTCTTGATCGTTTAACTTACTACCGTAATATCCATGACCAAACATACTATACTGCCATAGGTGCCTTAATACTGTCCATCGGAGTGTAGTTAAGTAACTTGTATTGGTCTGGTGTAGTTTTAACAAGTTCATCTAAGTCACTAAATGCCGGCATTATTAATGAAGGACCTGCTTGAGGAGTTCTAATAATTTGTTGCTGAACTTGTTCGAAGTGATTTTTATAGATATGGCAATCGCCGCCTGTCCATATAAAGTCACCTACTTTAAGACCAAGTAGTTGTGCAAACATATGTGTGAGTAAACTGTAACTAGCAATATTAAACGGCACACCTAAGAACATATCTGCTGAACGTTGATATAATTGACAGCTCAATTCACCATCTTGAATATGAAACTGAAACATTGTATGGCAAGGTGGTAGCGCCATTACGTTTACTCTATCAGCATTCCAAGCACTTACGATGTGTCGACGACTGTTTGGGTCGTAATACATATTTTCTAACACTTCTGCAATCTGATCCACAAAGCCAAGAGCAGCGTCCCAAGTGCGCCATTGATGCCCGTACACAGGTCCTAGGTCCTTTATAGTGTCTGTGTTAACATAACCCAAGTCCTTTGCTTGTTTGTCCGCATTTGCAGTCCAAATAGTAGTTTTACCTACTAGTTCTTCTCTAGGTTTGCCATAGTGTATTTCAGCAAGTCTACGTTCGTCACTTGACCCTTCCAAGAACCATAATAATTCACTTACTACACTACGCCAAGCAAGTTTTTTAGTAGTAACAGCAGGAAATTCATTACGCAAGTCAAAACGCATTTGATGCCCAAATACGCCACGTGTGCCTACGCCTGTTCTGTCATCACGATCCTTGCCGTGTATTAAAATGTGATGTAGTGAATCAAGATACTGCTTCATTAATCTTCCTTCTCTTCCAAACCTCAAAAGTTACCCCGGGGTGTTCTTCTGTCCAAGTACGTTCGAACAAACTTTCAATCTTCTTTAACGGTAAGAATGTGTCACACGCATAAGCACCAGGAATACGACTTAGATAAAACTCGTCAATAACGCCTAGTGTTTGTTCAATAATATTAGGACCGCCGATAACCCAAGTAATCAGACTAGGATATTCTTCTGCAAGACGTTGCACACTTAAATTTAGATCACCACTAATGTATTTGTCAGCACCTGGATACTCTGCAGGACGAGTAGTTGCCAGTACGTTTATACGTTTAGGCAACGGACATGGCATATGCGGATCTTCCCAAGTAGTAGATCCCATTATAACAACGTGTCCTGCTGTATTTTCTTTAAACCATTTTAAGTCTGTGCTATTATGGGGCCACGGCAATGTGCCGTTTTTGCTTACACCACCGTAATCATCACATGCTAGTATTGCTTTAATCATTTAACTTCCTTTGCCGGGTAATTCGCTCATTAATCCGTTATCGTACTTATCAGGAACGCCTTCCCACTCTAGTGCATCTGCAGGCGCTTCGCCCTTTTCAGTAATTACTGGCCAAATCAAACTATATTTAAGATTAATATCATACCATTTATCTGCTTCAGTATCTAATTCAGTATCTGAGAAGATTGCCCCGGGTCCGCACTCTGGAACACAAACACCGCAATCAATGCACTCGTCTGGATTAATTACTAGAAAATTCTCGCCTTCATAAAAGCAGTCAACTGGACACACTTCTACACAATCCATATTTTTACATTTAATACAGTTGTCAGTTACTAGATAAGTCATATATTAAAGTCGTCCTAGGCGAATAAGTGTCGCCGCTAAGTTAATCTCCGGGTCTGCAACAAGTGCATGATCCACCAGTCCTTGTTTAATAATTAGCACAGCACTGTCTTGCTGCTCTTCGTTTCCGAACACATCGATATTGTCATACAACCAGCGATAGATTTCATCCATCTCTTCTGGCAACACTTGACTACAAATAAGTTTACGTGCTTCTGTAATCTTGCCTGCTTTAAACAAGTCAACCATCTTTAGTTTGTAGTCATCACTAGAACCATCATCTGCATTCTTATTAACTAATGTGCCAGTCTGCGATTCTAGTTGTACTGTATTAATACATTTGCGCAAGTCTGGATAGTAAGCCTTGACATACGTATCTAAGGTGTCTAAATCAAATTGTACGCTCTCTGTAAGCAGGATCTCTGCCATACGTGCCGTAAACTCTACCTGATCAATCTTAGCAATGTGCATGTGCTGACAGCGACTGTGTATAGCTGGCATAATCTTGTTAGGATAGTTACACGTTAGAATAAAGCGTACACTGTGACTGTAGTCTTCCATCAAATTACGTAGTGCAGGTTGCACACTGTTGATGTTCATGTAGTCAGCTTCGTCAATCAGCACAACTTTAAAGTCACCGAACGGCATAGTTTGACAGAATGTAATAAGTTTGTCAACCCATTCAATCTTACGTGCTTCTTTAGACCCGTTAGCAACCATAACGTCAGTGTCTTGTACGTCAAGTTGATTAATAAGGATCTTAGCAATAGTAGTTTTACCTAGTCCTGCACTACCACTCAGCAAGATGTGTGGAATACTTCCACTGTCAATCCAACCTTTGATCTGTTCACGCTGATTTTCATCGCGGAACACATAACCGTCAACTGTTTTCGGACGATACTTCTCTACCCATAATTCTTTCAAGTTCTTCTCCATATTGTTGTTCGAATTTTTTAACTAGTTCTGCCATCATGGGGCTGTTGTCGTCTTCCATGATTTCTCGTAGACTAACCTTACGCTTTCTCGTCATTGATCAAAGTGCTCCAAGTCTGTAGTTTATCACGTTTACTAGCTATTCTAGCATTGATTTCTTCTTTTGTCAAGAGAATCTCAAACAAAAATACGTTGCGTGTTTATCTTCTTCGAACACAACATGTGTCAACTCTTGTACCTTCCAGCGCCCGTGAATAGTAGGACCATACTTTGTGTAAAGCCACCTTATAGCTTCTCGACGTTCTTCGGGTGTTTCACCTATGTTGTTAAGATCGATAGTAGTTGTCATTAATCAACCAACTTGCTCCACGTTTTAAGTTTATCACGTTTACTAGCTATTCTAGCATTGATTTCTTCTTTTGTCAAGAGCCCGCACTCTACCATTAAGTCAATCAAACACTGTACATCGCCTACTTCTTCGAGCAGTTTAGTACGATTACGAACTGCTGCTTCTGTGTCTTCAAGTGCTTGTTCAATAGTATCGAACTTGCGGATAGTTTTACTACACTGTTGTGCAAGCTCTCCGCACTCTTCCATAGTAATAACCATTAGTTCTTGTAGTTTATTCAGCGCCATATTCTTGTTTTAACCTCCATTTACAATAACTGTCCCAACCGTATTCATACATTGCATATGCAATTATAGCACCAGCAAATGGAATTACAAAGAACGTAGTTACTAAAATATCTGCCATTAAAAATGCTGCTACATAATCATACCAGCGTATCAACGAGTTACTCCTAATTCTTTGTATGCAAATTGCACACCTTTTGCTTGGAAGTATGCATCTGCTAGTGCGTTGTGCAAATCAGTTTGTTGTAGCACTTTGCGTGGGTCTACTTTACAGCAACCAAACAATGTACGTGCATCTTTGATCTGCCAAAACTGCCACGGAATAGGTACACCTAACATGCGATACATGTCTTCCATAATAGTTAAGTCAAAGCCGTAGCCTTGTCCCCAAATAGTGTCAACGCCAACGCTCCATTTGCTTACCTGTCGCAATGCTTCTTCAACCGTAACTGCGCCAGTTTGATCAAACGCTTCTTCCATTGCTTTAGGATCTTGTTTAGCCCACCAAGCAATAGTATCATCGCTTGTAGTACGTCCTAAGCGATCCTGATCGTCAACACTAATTTTAAGATAAAGTTCACTATGGGGTTCACTGTCATCCAGTGGATTGAATTTAATAGCACCTAAACTTAGTACAGTACAACTAGGCTTTGTGTCTAGTGTTTCTAAGTCGATCATTCCGTGAGTAGCCATAGTTAGCCTTTCCTATTTTCTTGTCCAACGCCTGAAAGAATTAAGAATACATACAGCAAAGGCCACGCCCATCCTGTTAGATATCCTGTTATGTGTAATATCATTAGTGCAATGCCGCAAGCACCTGTTGTGCCGATACTGCCTGTTTGTGGTGTAATTTTCATAGAAAACTCCTTAGTGTTTATACATATAATAACATATAAACGCTAAGGAGTCAAGTAAAATACTAATTTATTTTATAAATTGTGCAAGTTTGGGCGCCTTCCAGCCCTCGGGTTTAAGTACTTTTCCGTCTTCGCGCTTGCGTACTTTACCCGTCTCTGCATCGATCTTTGCAAAGTTTGTATCCATTACTTCTTTCCAAGCACCTTCTCCGTCAAAGCCGCCTGCACGAATAGCACCCATAGTTACAACTAAGATATCAACTAGTGCATCAAGTTGTTCTACACGATCGTTTGCTACAATGGCGTCTTTTAGTTCGTTGTACTCTTCTGTAATTAAATCAAGATACATAGCATAGTTTTCAATGCTAGGTGCCTGATCACACGCTGTGTGAAACGTGTCGATATCTTTAAATGGATTTGTCATGTTTTTTGCCTTATTTTAAAAATGATGATGGATCAATAGTTGCGTGTTCACCGTCTGCAAATTCTGCGCCTATTTGTGTGCCATCTGGCCTTTCAGAAGATACTGCTAAAATACTTTCTAATTCAACTTTACGCATTTCAATTTCGCCATCGGCTGTTTGAAGTTTTAGTCCTCGAGTCCAGCGTCCGTGTTTAATTAATACCCAGTCACCTACATTAAATTCAGTATCTTTATTGTTTGGTCCTACAGAGTAAACTTTAGCCCAACGTGGATAAATTCCTCTAGTTTTTCCATCATCTGATGTAAGAATAATTCCACCTTGTGTAACTTGTTCGCCAAAGACCATATCACTCACTAGGACATCTTCACCTTTAGCTCGAGGAGTTCCTTTAATTGCGTTTAAATTTTGAGACATTATTCACCTTTTTTTACAAAATTGCCGTCATCGTCTTCGATCCATTCTTCATCAGCATCTAATGCTGCTTCTTCAGCTGCTACTTCTGCTGGCAAAGCTGAATTTTTAGTAGTACGTGTTACTGTTTTTTTAACAGGCTGTTCTGCTACTGCTACAACTTCAGGCTCGTCGGCTACTGGTACTGATGTTCTACCTGTAGATTCTGCTGCTGTGCCTGCTGTTGCATAATGTTCTGCAACAACATCTTCACGACTTTTAATAATTTGACCACCTGGTCCTAATTCGTCGCCACGTGCATTTACACGAGCATTACCTACTGCTGGTGTTAGTTCATTGCGTTTTCTAAGCAGATCCATGTCTACTTGTTTTCCACGCATACTTCTGTGTTGTTTTTTAGCTTGTGATACCTTTGACATATATGTCTCCTTTAATTATATACTTACTTATCTCAGGAACTCTCTCCAATCCAGGTCATATTGGATTGAATTAATTCTGTGAACACCGATCAAATACAGCACATAACTTGCTACACTTGATCCACGTCCTACACCCCACACTATGTTATTTTCACGCATAAAGTCCACAAGATACACCATATAGCGTAGAAGATTTTCCATACCGCGTTCTATAAACGCTTCGAGTTCTTCGCAAACTCTAGTCCATTCTACTGTTTCTTGCATTTCGTAAGCATCAATAATGTTTAACTTGTGTATTAAGCGTGACATTATATCTGCACCTATATCAAGTTCTTTATATTTGTCAGGCATAAACCATTCACTTTGACATACACCGTCAAAAGTCTTTTGATCTACATCTAATGGGATATACTTTTGTAGTTTGTCAAAGCCTTGTTCTTCCATAGCGACATTGAATTTGTCTATTTCATCGGATTCGCTACATAATACCACATGCACCTTATCCGCATGACCTGAATAGATCATGTTAATTAAGTCTTTGTTTGTAAATCGTAAGATACCGAGTTCATCTGTTTTCATAAGCATACACTTATTTTAACTTACATTTATGAGATTGTCAAGTCCTGATCCGCTATTATCTTGATCTTTTTGGCGCTGATATTCGATCATTCGGCGTGTGTGTAATTCTTCTTTATAAATTTCTAAGAAATTTGTAATTTGAGATTGTACTCCAAGATTTGCAGTCATAAAGTATCTGCGCTGGAGCACAACTATTTTGTCTTCTAATTCGTTTATAGATAGATCTGCTAAACTATCAACTAGTGGGTTAAGCATTAGTCTTCAAACCGTCCTCTGTATTCTGCGTATACAGTTGTGCCTTGATTATATGTCCAAAAATCAATGATAACAGGATCAGTACTACTATCTACTGTAGCAGTTGCAATGCTGGCCACTCTAGGATAATCTGCGTTATATTTAATAGTGCCGCCGCCATCAACTGTAAAAGTTACAGTTTTAGCAGTGTCATTACCAAATAACTGCACTGTCATTTTAGCAACATGATCACGTTCTGGCCAATCTGCTAGTGCAAAATTAATAGTTCCGACTCCTTCAGATAAGTTAATAGTTGCACTCTGGTAATGTCCATTTAGAAAACTAATGTTTTGCCCTGTAATAACTGTACCAATGTTATGGTATTTTTCTGTGTTTAACGAAAAGTTAGCATCTGTAATATCTGTTCCGTTAAAATCATTAGATACATTTAATTTAGCAGTGTTAGCTTGAAGAGCAGTTACTTCACTAGCTGCTGTTGCTAATCCTGTTTTAATAATTGTAAAGTTGTCACGAAAGCCTTGCGTATCGTTGTCGACACCTGCTACTGGATATGCTCCGTCAATAGTTCCGCTTATAATGTTGCTGGCCATGTTAATTCCTCTTTAATATATTTATCGATGTCATACGTTGAATTGGTAATTTGCGAACAGGACAAATTTTTCGACATCGGAATTTTCAGTTCGTTTCACGATATATCTGTCTATATCGTAGTTAATTGTTTTTGGATCAAATCCGTAGTTTTTAATGTTATTCATTATATTTTTTGATTCACCCGGCTTGCAATAGCAAATCGGTATCGCAGTTACATAATCTAATTCTTGAAATCCTTCTTGTGCAGTGCGCATCCATAAGGGTAAGTAATAACGTTCCTCGTCTCCGATAGTTTTAATATTAGCTCTCATATTATCTATACTAGATATATATTTAATTGAGTCAGTTGACTGACTAACATTGATTGCATTACTATCTGTTTTAATAGTATTAGTCTTAGGTCTAAAACGATATGGTTCGCTGTCACCTTTTTGTAATTCAATTTCAACTGTTCCGCCATCTCTAACAGTGATTTCAAAATCTTGATTATCTACATTTAGTTCTTGATCATTTGTTGTTCTAGTTTCGATTGTTATTTCGTCTAAATCACTAAAAACAAAACGCACAGTATTTCTAGTATACACAGCTAATTCATTGTAGCCTGCTCTGAATCTAGTTGTATCGTCAATTACTGCATATTGTACACTATCGACTGTAATCTTTTCTTTGCTTACCGTTTTAAAACTAGTAGCGGTTTTATTGCCGGTAGTTGAATTTGCTGGGTCTTTAACTTCTATGTATACCACTTCGTATATAGTATCACTTGTAGCTGACTCTTTTGCAACAGCACTTTTAATTTCCCCTAATATATATTTTTTACGCTTATGATTTTTTGCAGCCCCTGCAATAAACTTATCTATTGACACTGCTTCGACTCCTGCATAAACAAGCATATCTAAATTCTTTTGAACTCCAAAAGTGGAATCGCTAGATCTATAAATTTTTTCAGGTGTAAATACTTCTGGATTACTTATAAAGTCTTTGTAATATCTTTTTTGTTTTGCAGATAACATCGGACGCATATAAATGTCAGTATACTGTGTATTATCTAAGTCTGCAACTTTTAGAGTAAACTCTCGTTCAATTGCAGTGTAGTTAAATCTATCCCTTGCTTCAACTGTAAATTTATAGTTTCTGTCAAACGTAGTGTCACCTGGAAGTGATCCGTCCCACGTAACTGTTTTGTTTTCAAATATAGTTAATCCAGGGTCATCGACTGTGCCATATTGTCTAGCTGCACCGATAATTTCACCATCATAAGCAAGTGTCAATCCAAATGGCAATTTACCAGATTTAAGTGTATAAATCATAGCAGTATCTGGTACAGTTGTTTCAGCAATTAATTTTAAAGTGCTTGTAAAGTTAGCATTAATAAATCCTAAGTCGCTTGGTGATATCCATTTGATATTTGAATCAATTTCGCCAATTACACGTATTTCAAATGTCTTAACTGTACTAGGTATATCAACTTCGTCATTTGCAGCAACAATTATATTTTTGAAAAAACTATCTTTTTCAAATAACGCAATACCAATATTTCTGCCATTATTTAACTGTGAGCTTAAATTTGTACTAAGTGTTATTTTATCTTCGTTGTCGCGTATTAGTGTTGCAATAACATTACTGCTATCTTCACTACTAAAAAATGCCTGTATATTTGTTTTAATTCTTGAATATGCAGTACTAGGAACTCTTACTCTCCAATTTAAACTGTCAACTACTGTAATATATGCAGTACCATTGTATTCTGCTTCAAGTGACTGTTTAGTAGCTGTAACTCTGTCATTTACATTAAGTCCTTCTAATGTTTCTGCAACTTCATTCCAGTTTGTACCTATAAAATTTATTTGTATAATTCCATTAGATAGTACATCATCACCAAACTCGTCTTTTTGTGATGCAACCGAATGAGACACTGTACATTGATATATTTTTCCGTCGCCGCCAGTTTCAACAGTGTTAACAACGTAATCACCAACATAATAATTTGTGTTTACTTCAATCACTCTAGGTGCATTAGCAGGTAAAATTGGATTATTTTCTGTAGTTTGCGTAATTTGCCATTCAATGTAGGGAGTAAATCCGTTTATATTATACGATTCGGTATTTGAAAATGTTAATGTTCTACCTTGATACTTTGATTTGTCTGCTTCATTTAATCGAGCAACAAACATATGGTCTTGACCAATTTGTGCAGTTTGACTTAATAATAAATTGATGTTTGGTGCAAGAGTTTCATTTACAAATATTACATCATAATCTACATTTCGGTCATCAACATTAATAACTGTATATTGTCTTTTACCTAACAGAATCTTTTTACCAACTAATTCAAATAGGTCATTAGTACCGTCTATGTCGCCAGTTAAATCAATTTTGTTAATTTTAAAACTAGAATTTCCTAATAAGACATCTTCGTAATAGTTTGCAAATATTGTAACTGTATCTAAATCTGTTGTAATACGTGTTGCTCTTACTGTAAATTTGTAATCTTGTGTAATAGCAGTCTGATAAGGAATACGTCCAACTACTTCGCCTGTTTGACTGTCTAGTGCCATTCCTAGCGGCAATTCGCTCGGAGTGCCATCATCATTAACATCTTCAAGAGTATAAACTACAACACCTTCTAGTGTCCAGTTGTCGACAATTTCTAAATATATTGTTGTATAATTATTAGCACGTTTAAATCCTAAATCACGAGGAGTAATCCAAACTGGTGTTCTCACATCTGTGTTATCCGCTGTGAATACGCCTGTACTTGCTTGCATAATAGTGTTATCTGCTTTTAGATAATCATCGCCTACAAGATAAATCTTAAATTCTCTACGAACAAAATTCTCGCCGTCTGTAACTGTAACAGCAAACGGATAATATCTATTTAATTTTCTTAAATTTGCTGTTGGCTCGTTATAATCAAAATCAACAGTATCATAATAAAAACTACCGTAACCATTTGAACTTAGTACAGTATAATCCATAGGTAGTCCAGCGTACGGCGCACTATCGTATTGTCCGCCAGTGTACCTTTTATCTAAACTAAGAAGCGGCTCTGTAGTACCTTGTAGTTTACCAGTATCACTTAGTGTAATACCTGGAGGTAATACACCGTCTCCATCTGCAATAAAATAACTAAGCTCATCGCCTGCACTCAAATCTGTATCAGTTGCTACTAATTGATAATCAATAATTTCATTATCAAGGATAAACAGACTGTTATTCGAACCTACAGCTAACAATCCTTCATTAGTTTGCCATGTTGGGCTATCAGGCCCAGTAACTATAAATTCTATAGTGCAATCTTGAAATCCGTCATCAGTAGTTGCTCTAAATACAGCCGTAAATATTGTATCATAAGCAACTTCAAACACAGTTCCTGTTATTATACTATTTTCTAATCGTGTGCCTGTTGGAATACTACCACTAATAAGTTCTATGTCAGCAACTATACCATTTGCAAGAGGTAATAGTATGTTTACTGAAGATCGTTCAATAATAGTTTTTAGTTTTGTTCCAGTTGCAACGTTCCATAAATCTAACATTAATGAGTTTCCTTAATACAACGTATTTATCGGAAAAATTTATTACAGAGAGCCTAGGTCAAATGTAGCAGCATTAGGTGCAACAATCGATCCCCATTCTATATCAGTATTATAAACAATATAATCAAGTATATTAGATACAGTAGGAGTTATATTTCCAAAGTCTGCTGCATCTGCTGCAAGATATGTTCGTATGTCAATACCGTGTACTAAGCCAGTTACGTTGCCAGTTACATTACCTGTTACATTACCTGTTACAGGGCCATTGATTCCAGTTGTAGTAATAGTTCCTACATTTAATAAGTTGTTTGCTTGTGCATCTAGGTCTGCACTCAGTTGCGGAGATAGATCTGATACTAAGTCTGTAACACCTGTATACGCAACAGTAAGTACACCGCCTACAATGGTTGTGCTGATTTCAGAGCCGCCTGATATAGTTAATGCTGCGCTATCGTCTAGTACAACATTGCCAGTGTCAGCAGTAATTGTTAGATCGCTAACTCCACTATCAGCAGCAATTACAATTTTATTATCATCGGCAGTTAGTGTTATGTTTGAACCTGCACTGATCTTTTTAAACTCTAAGTCGTAACTGTTTCTTTGAAAAAATAATCCTTCTCCAGTATCGCCTAAATTACTAGCAGTAGTTTGTTCATCATCACGTAAATCTAATTCTTCAAAATTTGTATTAATTTTGATCATTGCTTCACGAAGATCATCACCTGTGCCGTCGTTGGCAACATTGCCGATATTAATTAATTGTACTGCCATGTTATGCTCCTGTGCCGCCGTTTAATGTTTTAACTAAAGTAGCCAATCTATCAATTGCTTCGATAATAGTAGTAGGCGGAGTTCCACTCCAATCACTTGCTGTGCCTACAGCAAAGTCTTGCGTATATGATGCCAATCTATCCAATGCATCGGCAACTGTTTCAGGACGTAAGCCGTCCCAAGATACTCCAGCATGTGCAGGATAAGGTATAACACCATTCACACCATCTACTAGTAATGTACTATCATCGCCAAATACACTACCGGTTAAGTCGCCTGTGATAGTACCAAAGATACCTGTGCCGCCGCCAATAATACTGTCATCGTTGCCATTAACATAAATTAATGAATCACTTGCTCCTAATATAATAGTGCTTGTGTTGGTAGTACCTATGTTTACTCTTGCAGGGTTACCTGGAGTACCACTATCAATTCCACCTTGAATGTATAAATCAGTGTCTCCTGGTAGTGCTGTGATATTATTTGTTTCAATTAAGTTGTTTTGTATATCGCCAACAATCTTACCATTCACACCATCTACTAGTAATGTACTATCATCTGCAAACACACTACCAGTTAAATCAGCAGTTAATCCGCCTTCGAAGACATCGTCAAGTGTAACTTGATTGCCGCCGCTAATACTAAGTGTGGTACCAACTAGTGTAAGCGTTTGAACAGTGCCGTCATAAAGCTCGTTAAAGTTACTATTAATCTTTTCAAACGCAAGTCTAATAGGGCCGCCGTCACCTTCATTTTGACCTGACCCTATATTAATAATCTGTTTTGCCATCTAAGTTTCCTTACGTAATTGTAATAGTATTCCACATGCCTAAGTGTATCGAACACTGATAACCGTATGATCCGGCGCCGTCAGTAGCGGTTGTCCAATCTAGTTGTGTTGTACCTGCCCCGGTAACACCCAACACTTGATTGCCAGTGCCTGTACTTTGTGAAGTTTTAATGTAGAATGGATGCGCACTTGCTGTACCTGCATCTACATTAAATCTTACATTATCACCACTGTTAAATGCCAGTGTTGGTTGCGACCCACTTACTGCACCATTTCTATCTGTACCTGAAAGCGTATAACTGTTGCCCGCGTTTGTTACAGTGATTGTGTAGTCTGGCGTAAATGTAGGAGTTGTACTAGTATCGTTAATTGTAATTGGATTAGTTGTATCTACAATTGTACCACTTACGCTACCAATTCTAATTTGAACCTGGAAAGTTTCTGCACCTTCAGTTGTCAGATCAGATGTCGGAGTCACTGTAAATGAACCTGTATTGCCTGTGATTGTAAAGCTACCAGTTGATGCGCCAAAGTCGCCAGCTTCTGTAACACTCCAATAAAGTGTAGTTGCATCTGTTACATCTGTTGTTACGACATTTATTGTTAGAGCACTACCTTCGTTGATAGATTGGCCATCTGGATAAGCATAGTAAGTTGGACCAACATTTTGACTTGAATCTGTAATACTAACGTTTGTTGATGCTTCACCATTGTCTAGCGCAAGTGCAAGTGTTTTATCACCATCAGTGATTCCATCTTTTGCTGTGTTGATTTCAAGTGTAGCAGTGTTTGAACTAACTGTAAAGTCGCCAGTTAATGAAATTGGTGCATCTGCACTATATCCCGATGCGCCTGCGACTGTTGGATCGCCTAAGTCACCGTCTTGGAATATTGTTCTAATAGTTGCCAAAGATGGCTTACTAATTACATCGGCGATGTTTGCATTAAACAACGCATAACCTAAAGGATTGTTTGCTAGTATACCTGCTGGAGTTTTTAGACTATCACTCCATTCTGGAGCAAGACTTTCACCATCCCATAGACTTGAATAATCAAACATACAGAAGTTTAGCAAGTACAAGTATTCTTTGACTGCTACTTCAAATGCATCTGGATCTGTCTTCCAAGCGTTTGATGGACTTTGATATCCTGATGGATCCCAAAAGTTGCCATCAAATGCTTCAGCCATTGCGTTATACAAATCACTAGTTGCCCAATCTGCACTTAGAGTTGGATACATTTTTAATGTTACTGCATCTATACCATGCATGTGTAGTGTGTGGAATACATGTTCAATAACTTCTTGTGCATCTTCGTCGCCTGTTCCAGGAGTACCACTACTGTTTAAGTACCATACCATATCGTTAGCTACTGTTTCATCAAACAATGGTTCTAAACCCCAAAAGCGTATGCCTGCATCATCTAAGAAGTTTGGAGTATAATCTCCGCCGGCGCCTCTTGCAATTCTTTGTATAGTTGGCTTTGGCGAGTGATAAGATGTTGTATTACCAAGTAATGTTTCTATCATTTGGTTTTGTTTGCCTGCGTTAATACCTGCACCTGCACTATCAGTAAACAACTGGAACATACGTGCTACTTTTTCAATAAATGCATCTGGTACTGCTGTTTGTCCGCCTACTGATCCTGCACTAACTAATCTAATACCTGCTGTTCTAACTTCTCTAGTAAAGAAATTACTACCGTATCCTACAGTATTTCCTACTGTGCCGCTTGCCCTTGGACCAGTATTCAAATCACTTGAAGTAACACCTGTGATTGTGTATGGTACGCTAGTTGCATCAGCTACATTTGCTGTAGTAAGTGTGAACGTTGTCTTCTCGCCTTCCTGGAGAGAACTTGAACTTACAGCAAGTGAGTAAGATTCGCTGCCGCCAGGTGTAGTACTTGTATCGTTAATTGTAACTGTACTCGAAGTTGCAACTATTGTTCCACTTACACTACCTGTTCTCACACTTGCAGTAAATGTTTCTGCGCCTTCAGTTGTTGTATCAGCAGTTGGAGTAACACTAAACGAACCTGCGTTACTTGTAATTGTAAAGCTACCGGTTGATGTACTAAAGTCGCCTGCATTTGTAACACTCCAATATAGTGTAGTTGCATCACTTACGTTAGTTGTAGTAACGTTGAATACTAAGGCACTACCTTCATTTACGTTGGTTGCTGCTGGTGACACTGCATAAGCAGGTACTAACGGTGTAGTACTTGTATCATTAACTGTAACACTAACAGACTCACTAATACCAATTAGAGATAATAACATAGTTTGTACGCCTTCTGTAGTCGCATCTGCTATTATATTAAATGTAGCTGTTGCTGTATTTCCAGTTACAGTAAAGTTACCTGTGAGTGATTCACTAATATCGCCTGATTCGATGCCAGATATAAGATACCCGACTGACGTGCCATTAGCAACATTAGTAGTAGTAAGAGTAATTGTTACACTACTGCCTTCATTAACACTTGCTGCACTTGATGACAATGAATATGTTGCTACTGCACCAGGAGCAACAGCTTCTGCTACTGTGCCCATAGTTAGTTGTGTTGCACTGTTAAATTTATTAAATGCAAATCTATTTGTTGCTCCCAACAAGCTGCGAGTATCAGTATAATCAGTAGCAGGAGAATCTGTATCGTATAGTGCAGTGGTCTTAGCCGTAGTATTAACAAACGCTAGTGCTTGTGCAGGTGTTGCGCCAGGATTTAATTGCAACCATAGTGCTGTCATTCCAGCTACTTGTGGAGCTGCCATACTAGTGCCGCTTATATTATTAATTAAGAAACTTGAATTTGCAGGATACGGATTATTAATCGTAGTTGCTCCGAACTTGTTTGTAGTACTCATTGCACTCATAATATCTGTGCCTGGAGCAAATACACTAACACCTGGCCCTGCTTCTGAACTTGCAGCTTTTTGTTCTAATCCTCCTGCATTTATATTACTATCTACGTTACCGACTATATGTGCGTTTACACTATAAGGCGACGAACCTCGTTGATAGTTTACAGATCCAGTATTAGCCACAAGCAAATTATCGTAATCGGCGCCGCCTACTATGTCAACTTTGTGACTTCTATTGCCTGCCGCTACCATAACGTGTACGCCTGCGTCAATTAGTTCTTCCATATCAACATCAACTGATGGTATTCTAACATTTGTAGTATATCGTACACCATTGTTGGTCGGCGGCAATCCGAACGCCCAACGCTTTGAAGTTGAGTCAATGTCTGTTCCAGTTTTTGAAGTTCCGCGATAAGTCATACTAACAACAGTATCATAAAATCTAAGGTATCCCCAACTCATATTAACTACTGTAGGACGTTTTGCACCTGTTGCAGGATCAATTGGCTTAGCTTTGTGCCATTCTTTTATACAATCAAAAGCATACGTTGCGCTTGTCCCTGTTCCGCTATCGCCTTCTCCTTCTAAACCTGAAAGTTTTAAACTATAAATTTTAGCGTTCTTTGCCCAACCATAAGTTTTACCTGTTGCTGTGCCAGCTACATGTGTACCGTGTCCGTCAAAATCTCTGTAGTAGTTTACACTTTGTGCAGGCATGCCAACAATTCCACTAGCTGTTGTCCAGTCGAGTTCTACAACTCTACTTACACCATTTGCATCTTGAAATTCTGGATGGTCAATCTGTAGGCCGCTATCCATAATAACTACATCAACACCTGTACCGTCTAACGTATAATTATAGCTGCCAGTTACATTAACTCCTACATACGGGTTAAGAGCTTCGTTCATTCTGCGCATACCCCAGTTTAGGAAGTCACCGCGGTCCAGTGTAGTTTTTGTAAAGTCTCCAGTTTGGGCTGTATCAAACCCAATCCCAATATCTGGATCTAAATCTGGAAGCAAAGTTACACCATATACTCTAGGATCATTACTTAGTGTTTCTGCTTCTGCATCAGTTAAACTATAGTGTGTATTGCGGTTTGAAGAAAGTCTTGCATTAGCAACATCAACTGAGCGTCTTGGAATATCGCCTGCACCTGTTGCGGCAATCATTTCTTGATTAAAGGCTTCGTAGTCTACACCTTTATTTAAACTTACAATATATTCTTTTTCGCTCATTTGCTTTTTCCTATTTTATATATTTATCGTTATACACCAGCTGCAACCTGTCGCCAAGCACCGTTTAAGTACACTACTAAAGTATCTACTCCGGTAAATCCTGGATCCCAACTTACACCGTCTGCTACTACTATCATTCCGCTAACAGGAGAATCTGGTTCTACATTTAATGGAGTTAGTGTCATCATATCACTAAAGATTGCATAGTTTAATCCATCTACCATAACAGAACTATCGTCTGCAAATACACTACCTTGTAAGTCACCAGTAACTGAACCAGTAACTGAACCAGTAACTGAACCAATTAACGATCCAGTAACAGTTGCATTATATATTTCTACAACTTGATTTCTTGTCGATGTCGGAGTACCAATTCTTACATCGCCTTCATTGGTACCAGCATTGATTGCAATTCTTGCATAGTCACTTGGATCTAGAGGATTTCCTGGCTCTGTTTTTAATTCAATATGATTAATGCCATTCTTGTCTAGTTGTATATTTGATATACCAAGATCGTCTGCTCCGCCAAATATGTTTAAGAATGTACCTGCTGTGATATCTAATATATCACCAGTATTATTAACAATTGTATCTGCTTTAAATGCTTGCCCGTGTATGTTTGTAGATTCTATATCGCCTACAATCTTGCCGCCTACACTGTCGACTAGTATAGTACTATCGTCTGCTACAACACTACCTTTTATGTCTCCAACAATGCCGCCTTGAGCTGCTATTGAATCTACAAATGGTGTACCTAACAATCTTAGTGCATTAGCTCTTAAATAAATCGATGTGTCTGTGCCTTTTGGGAATAGTGTTATTGCTTCAGACGCACTATTGCCGTCTGTTTGAATAATAATACTATCATCTGCTGTAATATTAGCTGCAACTAATGCTGTACCAAAATTAACTATTCCATTAATTGTAGTTGTGCTACCTGCATTACCGATTGCAATTGTTGCTGCATCTGTTGTGCCTATAGTTAGTGCAGTGTTGTCGATGTTACCAGTTACATCACCAGTTACATCACCAGTTATATTACCGTTTACATTGCCTGTTAGTGCAGCATTAAGTGTTCCATTGATTGTTGTAGTATTTCCTACCTTACCAATAGTAACATTTCCGGTTGTAGCACCTGTGCCGATATTAACTGTTCCAGTTGCAGCGCCGTTGATATCAACTCCGGCAGTAGCAGTAATATTAATGCCGCTGTCACTAACACTCATTGATCCACTTGACGCATCGCCCACTAATACAGAACCAGTTGTGCCTCTGTAAATGTTTAATGCTTCGCTATCTCTACCTTGTACAGTTGTTGTAACTACTTCGGCATTGTCAATATCGCCTACAATCTTGCCTGCAACACCGTCTACTAGTATAGTACTATCGTCACCTACAAACGTACCTTTAAATGCTGCTGCTTCTATACTACCTGTAATAGTGGTATTTCCTGTAACTTCTAAGTTACCGTCAACAAATACCTTACCAACTGGCAACAATTCAATATCAGTTGAGACACTAACAACTTGTACAATTCCGTTGCCGCCCATTGTAAGTGTGCCAGTTGCAGTAACATTACCGTCTGTCATTACAAGATCATCAGTCGATACTGATAAACTTCCTACAAGGTAATTAGCTTCAATTCTATTAGCAAGGAATGTAGCATCATCAGTGACTATCCATTTGCCACCAAAGTTTTCTGTCCATACTAAGGACCTATTATCTGCCGAACCTCTATCAACTTCGATACCTGACGTAGTAGCAGTTACACCAGCACCTACTTCACCGTTATTCAAAACAATTACATTATCAGTAATTGTTGTATTAGTTGTTTCGATACTTGTAGTTGTACCTTGTACTATCAAGTTGCCTGCTATAGTAACATCATTAAAAGTTGATGTTCCTGTTGTTGCTTCAACGTTACCGTTTACATCTTTCCACGAGCCGCCTTGATACATTTGCAAACGACTCGATGTGGTATTGTAGATCACATCGCCTTCTTGAGCGCCAATTGCTAATTGAAGAGCTGTAGTAGTTGAAGCAAATCTAAAAGGAATTCCGCCTTCTATTCTGACTCTGTTGCCTGCTGTAATTTCTAGATCAGTACTTGCTGTGATTTGTGCAACACCTAAACCTGAACCTTGATCAAATGTTTCGATTACAGCATTTTCGATGTTAACAGTAGTTGTAGAAACTCCTGTGCCTATGTTTATAATCCCGCTTGTTCCAGCATCAATTGTTAGATTGCCTGCCGCTGGTCCGTTGATAGTAGTAGCTGTTGTTGTAGTAATTCTTGCAGTTGTTGTGATTAAATCTGTTGTAGTAATTTGAGAATTTAAAACATCACCTGTGATAATACCATTTACACCATCTACTAGTACAGTACTATCGTCGCCGAACACACTGCCTTGTATGTCTGTTACAAATTGCTGACCTTCATCAAACAGCCCAGCTAATTGGTCATCTAAATCTTGTGTTCTTAAAAATCCAACATCGTCTGTAAATTCTGAAAGGAAAGTTGGAGCACCTTGTAGCGCAGCATAACTTACTTTTCCAGTTGTCGCATCAAATACAATTTCTTCGTTGTATGAAACTAAGTTTCCTTTTAAGGTAGTAGCAACAATTTCGTTAAACTTTAATGCTTCTGTACCTAAATTACCTACATTTGTTGTACTCGGAACAATACTAGTATCAACAGTAATAGTATCAATTTCAATGTTGCCTAGATCACTAAGTGGTCTGTATTCTAATCCGGTACCGTCTGCTTTAACTTTTACAAAGTAGTTCGGAGAACCCACAAATGTACTTGGAGTATCTGTTAGATCATTAAATGCTTGAGCAACAATTCTGTTGCCATTAACCTTTATATCAGCAGCATCAATTGTTCCTAGTGCAGTTATGTTCTGCACACCTACGATACTATTGTCTGCAAGGTTTAAGTTATCCCCAGTTTGGATTTCTTTAATCTTGTTGTTGTCCGTTGTATCAAGTACTAGGGGAAATCTATTGGCCATTCTAATCTATCCTATTGTTATACATATTTATCGTATCTGCTTAAAGTGCTGCAATCCTAGCTTGGAAGTCTTCGAAGCTTGTTGATGCTGCTACTTCTGTTTTTAGAGTAGCTAAACTAATAAAAGTTCCATCAGTTGTGTATAACTCATTAAAATTGTCGTTAACTTTATCAAATGCTGTGCGCAACGGATCGCCGTCGCCTTTATTGGCACTTGTACCTAAATTAATTGTTTGTTTTGCCACGTTCCGCCCCTTTGTTTACTTGAATTCGTAGTTTTCCAGCAGTAGCAATTACTTGCCTCTGCTGAGGATTTTTAGTATCATTGCTGGCTTTTACACCAGCTTTAATTAATTTGTCTACAGCGTTCTTATCCATTAGTGCTTTCCTACCACAACTTCAACTGTGCCGCGATCACCGTCTAGTTTATCTCCAAGAGCTTTACCAATTACACTACCAACTCCTGGAGTATTATTAACAACTGCATATCCTGGAATATTACTTGCTACTAGCATATCGCCTTTGGAAACCTTGCCAATTACATTACATGGTACACGCCCTTGTAGTGCTACTGCAACAACGTTATCACCTTCACAGTGTGAGTTCATTAAATGTGCTGGGTTAGTAGATACAACGCCTGCTACACGATGTGTACCGTGTGTTGTGCTTTGTGTAACTTCAGCTTCTCCACCAAACTCGACTACTGTTCCTGGAGCATATTCCGCATCAGCCAAGTAATTCTCTGCCAAGTCAGCGTAGTATGATTCAGTTGCAGTACCACGGAACAATGTTGCATAAACATCTTTGTACTTTTTAGATGCACTACCAATATCATATGTGTTATCGGTATCTGGTACCATACCTGTTGAGCTAAAGATAGCAGGTGCAACACTCGAAGCACTTCCTGTGTCAGCAGTAATAATACCTACTTGTCCAGCAGTTGTTTTACCAGTATTAGCACCGATTGCAATAGCTGTACTTGCTGCACCTTTTTCACCTGGTGCTTCAATAAAGCTACTATAAATCCAGTCAACACCTAGTACTTTTTCGCCGTTAAAGTTTGACGTACTTTGTAGAATACTTTCTGCGATGCCAGTTCCGCCGACGCCAACACTACCACTAATTAACATATCTGGATATGTTGCTGTAGGCAATCCTGCATCCGCGCCGCCAACTGCTGTAAATATTAGACCCTGTGACGGTGTTTTAACATTAAGTGTTAGACTATCTAAACTTAATACCTCATAGCTGCTGTCACCGCCTAGTATTAGTGAGTTAGCTTGTACACTACCGTCTGCATCTGTTTTAACAATTGAATTAACTTCGCCTGTTGTAGTAACATTTGAAATACCATATGTACCTGCGCCTGTTTTAATTAGTGCTTCGCCGGCATCACTAGCTGCTAATATTATAGTAGTAAAGTCTCCGTCAGCTAAACCTAAGCCTTCATCAACTATTGTACTAAATGGTATTGCACTTACTGCACCCGTTCCAACTGCACTGCGTCCAAGAACTGTATCAGTTGCAATATTTTCTAGGTCTGCTAGATTTACACTTCCTGTTTTAACAGTTACCCAACCATCTGTAACTTCAAATTTAGCATCATCAAATGCTGCACTACCTAAATCAGCTTGTGCAATACCTGTTGCATTTGCTCTAGTCGTTGCTGCTTCTAGATTTAACTTACTTTGTGCAATTTGCGCTGTACCAGAAATGTCGCTATTAACAATTGTGTCTGCGTTAATTTGTAAATTAAGTGTAGTTTGTCTACCAACACCAGGTGTCCTAGAAGTAAGTATTTGTATATCACTTGCTGGGTTTGCAACGCCGTTAGCCCATTCATCTACTGGACCATCGACAACATTACCTTGCTTTCCGCCTGGTGCAGTAAGTACATCAGCTGCTGGTCCATCTGCAGGCTTGCCATCACTAAATACTCCTGTCAGTACATCGTACGTAATTTCAACAATATTACCTTCAATACCAACAAGTCCATCAACAACATCAATAATTGTACCTGTTGCACCTGATATACTACCTGTAATTACATCACCGGCTACAAAGCCACCGCCTAGTATACTACCTGCATCTAAAATAAGTTTCTTTTTGCCTGTGGATACCAGTAACTGATTCCTATCAATGTTATTATATTCAACACTACGTAAATCTTTAATTTCGTCCATGTCACCACGTCCGCTATCAACATATGATTTAGTTGCAGCATCTGCTGGCTGTACTGGTGTTGCTAAATTAGTAATAGTATTGCCAGCAGCATTGAGATCGTCTGTCATTGGCACAGCGCCGTTCGGAGCAAGCACACCTGGGCCTAATATGTTAGCAACAGGAGCACCTGTTACATCGTAGCCTAAGCGTCTATTTACATAACCACGTACAGCACTTTCTGTTGGTACTGTATCTGAAGCATTATCAACCATCGCAGTGTCTGTACTAAATTCAGTAATAACAACACCACGCTTAAAGCCTAGTCCGTCTACGTCCGAAAGCGCAAGACTTGCACTAAATGTAACAGTACCAGTACCCTGATCCACACTAAAGAATCTACCAACTCTAAAGATACCGTTTTGGTCTGTACTTACATAGAACACACGACCTTTGCCTTTTTCAACAACTTCGTTAGATTCTTTCTTCTCACCTGGTTCACCAAAAATAACATTTGGATAGTTACTACTATTAAATCCGCCGGTGCCGATGTCTAAGAAATCATGTCCTGTTGCACGACATGTACTAATGTTAACTGTGACACTGCCGGTTGCGCCTGCTTTTAGGCCTGCACGTAGTGTGACTACTTCGCCGCCTAGTACAGTCGTGCTCGCAATACCAGTTGCATTTGTTTGGTTAATTGTATCATAATCGACCAAATCAACAATTGCATATATGTTATCTTCACCTGGTTCTTCAACTATATCTCCAGCACCAACTCCACGGTAATTGAACACATAATGTTTCTTACCTGCCCATGTTATAATAGGTGCTTCAATAGCTAAACTGTCAACAGTCCAGCCTGCTGGTCTATTTCCTGTTGGCGTTCTTGCATTGTTGTTAAGTCTAAATATTTCATTTGCATCAGCTAGTTTAACAGCAAGTACAACATCTCCTACTGTATTACCTTTTGTAGTACCTGTGCCTGCTAGTGCAACTTCTTGTGCCTTTGCCGAATCAACTGTTAATCTAATAAAATCATATGTACTATCAAGACCTGCTTGTGAAGTGTTAGTAGGCAACTCATTGCCTAAACTATCACTAGTTAAGAAACTAATACTTCTGTATACAAAGTCTGGATTTTCGTCAAACGTTAGTGCTGTACTTGGTCGAATTGTTAGTACATCTGGACGAGCTAAGTCGCTGATAATGTGTGTTTGGTTTCTATAGTAGACAATACTTGTGTTAAATGGTACAATTTCTAGTAGACCGTTTGCACTAAATTGCGAGTCACTTGTACTAAAGTTTAATTTGTAAACTTTACCACTGTACATCGGAGTACTGTCTTCTATTACAATAGTACCAGTTGCTGATACAGCAACGATAGCGCCAGCAAGATCAACTTCGTCAACAGTTATAGTTGCATCGTTTGTTAATGTAACACCACCTAATAGTGACCCGTCAACAACAAACGTGTCGCCTACTGTATAATTAACACCGTCATTTGCAACTGCAAATTCTACACTATAACCTGCGTCAATTGTTTTGTATAAATTAAATATAAATCCAACAGCAGCTGGATTTACTTTAGTTGCTGTATAGTCTGTTGTTTCTGCAAGTAACGGATATTCACCAATATGATGCTGTACTAGTTCTGCGTTTGCAACTTCGTAACGTGCAAATGCTGGACGAGTAGGATGATATATGTTAACTTCTGATCTATTACTTGGCGGATCTTGCATATCATATACGTATACTGCTAGACTTTCTTTAGGATTGTCATACCCATTTGAGTCGACACTAATCGGAACACTGGTTGCACCAAGAGCACCACTTACACTGCCTGTTAGTTCATTAGTTGTATCAAATGCACCTGAAATATTTGTTATATATATTACATTAGAACCACCTGTTGTACTTGTTGCAACTGCAACGTTGCCTGTTGCTCCACTAAGTGATTGTGTAACTGTTTCTCCACTTGTTAGTATTACCGGACCTGTTAATGTTAGTATTACATCAACGTCAAACGCTTTGGCAGGTTGAGTCATATCTTGATACAATGCAACTGCGTCTGGAATCTCGTTTGGATCTGATCCTTCTGCAACTAGTCCAAACTCACCATAACAACTTGAACCTGTTAGTGATCTAATCTCAGCACCGTTTTTAGAATAGTAACTAGCATGACAGTAGTATGTAAACATACTAACCATTTCTGATAGCGCACCGTTAGCTGCAACAAGTCCATATCCTAAGTCATTAACTTGTGTAAAGTCATTACCTAGGATTGATCTGTTACCAGCTGTTTGTAATGTTAATGGAATTGGAGAACTTAGATCGTCTAAGTCAATCCCTGTTGCTAATGCACTTGTTACGCCAGTAAATCCGTCTCCGCTATTTGAGTTTGGCGAAAGTATAAGTTCTGCTGTACCTAAACTTTTATCATAAGCTGTAACAGCGTTAACTTGGAAACGTCTGCCGTCGATATAGAAAGCACTAGGCGTTTCTGGACGTCTTACATATAAACCTTGCGGTTGTGTCGACGAGCCTAAACTTTTAATTTTTAATCTGAATGGCGAGCCGTCTACTTTTTCTGTAACTTGTACTGCTGAGTTACCAACAAATGCATCTACAAATAAGCCGCCTCTAAAGGCTTGTTTGTTAAGTGACTGTGAAAAGCTTGATCCGGTTTGTATGTACGGTGATTTAGTTAGAACCTGACCTTCAGGATCAAGAACACACATAAATCCACCGTGTCCTTGTACAGTCAAGTTACGTATAATTGTAGCATCATTCATCAAGAACACATCTAATTGATCGTTACGCAATGGGGGATTATAATTTTCGTTAAATGCAAATTTTACAGTGTTAATTAAGTTTTGCAATACAGTTGCAGGACCGTCGATTACTCTCCAGTATTCTGCAATCTCTGCTGCATTAAAATTAGCACCACTAGTATGTTCTTTAGTTGGGGTATAATATGTTGTTACACCTAGTCCGGTTGTAAATTTAATAACATTACCTAGTCTATAAGTCTGAGAAGTTGTCCATGCTGCTGGCTCTCCTGAACCATTGAACAAGTCTGCTGCATACATTCTGTCGCCTGCGCCACCACCGGCTTGATTATAAAGCGTAGTTGGATTTTCACCAATTATTAATTTGCTTGCAATAGTATAGATATGTTGTATACCTGCAACTGTTTCATCTTCTGTTCCTGCTTCCACTGCACCTGCATAGTATTCACCTTGTGCTTCTAGTGAAAACTCGTTACTACCATTGCGGAAGTCTTTTACAAGTGCATCAACAATTAAACCTACGTCTCTAAAACATTTTGCTCTGCTGTAAGAGCCTACTAGTGCAGGATATGTTGTTTCAATGTAGTTAACAACCTGCTCTTGAATAAATTCTCTGTTGTCAATTAGTGTAAGTGCATTTGTTTCCCACTTGCCTACATTTTCATAACCAGCACCTGTATTTTTAAGTTTTTCAGGCTGTGTTAGATAGTGATATCCAAAATATCCATCAGCTTTTCCTGTTAGTGGATTTATGTATTCAATACCATTTGGAATACTAGCAATAGTAAATGTGACACTAGTAGCTCCTCCGCTACCAAGTTGATCGTCACTTACAGTTAGTCGTTCGCCGTGCTGGAAGTCTTTACCTGCATTAGTAATTGCAATATCTGTTACTGCACCAGAACCATCGATAGTAATATCAAATTCTGCATCTTTACCGAATTTATCTGTAGACCATAAACTTACTGAATATGTGCCTGGAGTTCGTGATGCATTAGGCTGAGCGTCAAATGCAACTGCTTCAATATCTGATTTACCGAGTACAAGACCGTCAAACTCTGCGTCACGATAGAAGAATGTATTTGCCCAACGTGATTGTGATACACGTTTCTTTGGACGGATAATACAACGTCTAAATTCGTCGCCTTTTACACTTACGTTTGCCGGAACACGAATCGGATAGTCCTCTTCGTAAATACCTGATTCAACTCTAATGGAAATCTGTGTTTCACGGACAAAGTTGCCATACTCTAATGGTTCACCTGCTACAAACTCAACTGGCTCTAATAGCTGCACTTCAATTTCGTCAGTGCCCACTACACTAACTGCTCTCGGACCTGCTTCGTATTTGTAATCAATAATACGTCCAATAGCACCTGAGTTTTTACCACGTACAACTTTACCTGGAATAATATCTGTGTTTTCTGGGTTAGCTTGATTGATAAATCCAAGTCCGCTGTTGTTAATATTAATTTTATAAGTTGTTTGTCCATCAACAATTTGCGGAGCATCTAATACACCATCGTTAATAATTTCTAAGATAATGTCCATTTTGTTACCAATTGCTTCGTCTGCACTTGAATCTGGTAATGGTAAGTTAGTAACTTGTAATACACGGTCTTGATATGTTGTAAGAACAGGAGTATTTGTTAAAATATACTGTGTAACAATTTCTTTAGCATATTCAATACCTGCAATAGTTTCCACCCTCTGCGCACCAATTGCTCGTTGCGCACTTACATTTGAGTAATAACGTATACCGGCCCAACGTGATAGATAGTTAGCATTGTTACCTAGCAGTGCATCTAAACTAACGCTATCTAAAATAAATTCAACATCACGTTGACAAATTTCTAAGCTGTAAGTTCCTGCAAAATTAGGAAAAGTTGCATCAACATAACCCGTAACTTCTTTAGCAATAAATTCTTTGTTAGCAACAATAATTGCTCTTGCATTTGCACGATCAGCAATCGGACTATCTATTCCAACTGTATTAGTCAATGCTGTTGTGCCGCCTGTTGCATATGTCATTGTCTGCATATACGGACCTGGTTCTGGCGGAGCAGCAATAATTATTTCTTCTGCTTTGCGAGCAGCGGCATTAATTGTACGATATGCATATGCTGGAGCTCGTCCTTCTTTTCCTACAGGAGTAAATGTTTGTTGATCTGAGCCAGATGTACTAACGTATAAGTTGACTTGACTTTCTGCTGCTGCATTATCTACATACAGTTTAGTTGCTGCTTGTAAATCATCTGGACCATTCGGTAAGCCAGTACCTGCAAGTTCGCCCGGATGATCAAACAAGTTTAGGGCACCTGTCATATCGTCGCCTTGACGTCTTACAATGCTCTTGCGAGGAATAGCTACATTGCTGAGCCAGTTACCTTTTAAATTAGCATTATATGCTGCATCAGTAATAGTAAATGTGCCTGTGCCGCCACTTAGCAAAATTCTACCATTTCTTTCAACTGCTTGTTCTTCAGTAGGATACAGTGCAATATTATTTGGATCTACTACATTAATATAGTATGTGCTGCCTGTTACAACACCAAAAGGATCTGTTCCTGTTGAACGAAAGATAAATGCAGCACCGTTAAATGCTTCTGTTAGTCCGTGCGCAGTAATAGTTAAATTACCTAAGCTAAAACCTGAAGCAGTAAACACATATCCTGAAGCATCAGTCGGTTCGTCTCCTAATCTAATACCGCCGCCTGCAACTGCCTTTCCTTGGTAATTTCTATCAGCAAAAGCTTTATCAATAACAAGAGCACCTGTTGTTAAATTAGTGCCGTGAACTGAGTTGAATGTATCAATTGCAGCCTGTGTTACACTTACGTTAGCAATTGGCTGTGTAGCAGCATCCATAGGCCCGCCTAATATAGGCTCAGGGTCATTAGAAACTTTTGAAACAAGTTGTTTGATAATTACTTTACCGTCTACAGTAAAGTCGAAGCCGATAGTATCTGGCGTACCATCTAAACTGTTGTCTGAAGCAAGTTCAAGTAAATTGATACCACTGCCGTCTGATTTTACTAAAGGAACTTTATTTTCATTACCTTCGTAAGTGTTAGGCGTGTCATTAAGATCAGTAAAGGATATCTGTCCACCAATACCAAATACAGCATATAGTTCTTGGAAGTTTTCGTTTACTTTACGAAACGACTCGCGGATACTATCGCCTGTACCGTCGTTACCTTCAATACCGATATCAATTTGTTGCTTTGCCATTTAATTTGCTCCGTTTATATTGCTGGGGTTGCCAGTTTGTTCATATCAAAATTTACGCTTATTCCACAACCACATGCAGATTGTGCGTTAGGATTAATGATTTCAAACATTGAACCCATAATATCTTTTTTGTAATTTATTTCTGTTCCTACTAGAAACATAATACTTGCTGCACCAATTACAAATGTGCAGTTATTGTCTGTTTTTAGAACTACATCATTAGATTCTACTTCTTCCGGAGTTGATAATGTACCCCATTCGTATTCAAATCCAGCACATCCACCACCTTTAAGATTAAGTGTAACTGCATAACATTCGTTTTCATTGCAAATTGTGTCAATTTGCGCTTTTGCAGAATCTGTTAGTGTACAAATGCTCATGATTTATCCTTCTATGATATTATTTATCGTATGATTTTATAATCTTAATGTAAATATACTTATGTACATGAGAGAATTTAAAAAGCAGACCCGGCACGTTCGCACTAGCAAAATGGGCAAGGAACACGCCTATACACGCGAAGTTACAATGTGTGTTTTTAGATGTGATAACTGTGATACAGAATTTGAACGTGCTAGAGGAAGCATGGATCCTAAACGATTAAGTAATTCCTACTTTCACGTATGTAAGAACTGTGATAGTAAGAAATTTGCTCAAAAGAAAGGCGTAGAACAGAAGCAGAAATGGAATATGACTGCTAGTAGTTCTACGCCTATTAGTAAATTATGATCTACTAGGATACACTCCTTGTAATGCAATAATTGCTTTACAGCCATTTAGATCTTCTATTTTAGGTAGTGCAAATGTTGTTCTACCATCGCCACCATAGGTTGTACCTAATATACTAAACAATGCTTCCCATTCTGCAATAGGCAGTAGTTGATGTTGGCAAAATGACCAACCTCTTGGAGCAAAGTTACCTGCAAAGTATTTTACTTCTCCTACAAACGGTTCCATTATTCAGCCTTCCAAATTGTCCAAGCACCATAAGCAATAGCGCCATAAGCAACTAGAGCAGCGATTGGTTTAAAAATTAAAAACGCAATACCTGCGCCAATTAGTACTGCGCCGTCGAGTGTTGTTCTTTCTTCTAGTCTTTTCTTAATCCACTGTTTAACCATTTTTAAATCTCCTGTGTAAAATATTTAGTAAATATAGTTTCCTATAGGAGGATATTATGATTAAATTTATGAAATCATTATTTGGTATTAAAGAAGTAGAAAAGGCAGTTGAGGCAATAATGCCTGAGCCTGTCAAAGCTGCTCCTAAGCCAAAAGCAGTAAAAGTAGAAACGGTTGTTGAAGTTGACGCAAAGACTGTAAAGGTCACTAAAGCAGGTTTATCAAAGTTAACTAAGCAAGGCTTAGAAGACTTTGCAAAATCTAATTATGGTGTTGATATTGACAAACGTAAAAAGAAAGACGAACTAGTTAAAGAAGTATTAGCACTTTCTAAGAAGGTCTAATCATACCCTTTAACTGTTCAATTGCAGTTTCACAGCGAGTCAGCTTACGCTCTAATACAGTGATAGCGGCTCGCTGTTTTCTTGACTGCTCTTCCAACGAACGCACATAAGCTTCTGTAGGAATCTTTTGTACACTTCCATCTTCGCCCAACATCTCAAACATGTCAGCGCCTTGCGCACGTAATCCACCTGCTACACGATTAGGATTCTTATCAGATTTCGATGGGGTCGGGCTGCTTTTGCGCCCGTACATGTGATTCAAATAACTCATTGTCTTTTCCTTTGTAGTATTTATATAGCTCAATACTTGCTAAGTTCTTTGCTTTCGATTCCGCCATAATATCACTGTACTCGAGAAAACTTAGTGCATAATCATTTACAACAGGATTAGGATAGTAATCGCTATGTGCTCGCAGTTTTGCTTTCTTGTGTCCTGCTTCTAAAAGTGCAGGCATATCAGGCATTGTATCGTGTGCAAAGCCTTCTGGTAGTGCAGTATCTCTGCTGTAGCTGTAGTGAATGGCAGGACGAACACCCCGCCACGAGTCGATCACACGTTTGAAGTCGTCTGACTTAGGGTCAAGATAATATCCTTCTCTACACCAAAAATGATGCACATCTAGCACCAAAGCGAGATCGTCTGCAAGCTCAAGGCTGTGCTCGAGTCCCCATTTGTTTTCGTCGTTTTCGATTGTAATAGTGTTTCTTGCTTCCGGTGAGAGACGTTTAAGCGCGGCTTTGATACCGGCTGGACCTTTGCGGCCTGAGATGTGTACATTGCACTTGAAGTCTTGGAATTGTCGGCCGTAACCCATATAGCGGATGACATCGGTGTGATATTCAAATTCTTCTATGCTCCTATCTACTATATCGTCGTTATCACTAGCAAGCACAGTAAACTGACCAGGATGCATAGACAACCGTACATCCAACTGCCTTGCAAGTTCGCCGACCCTTGCGAAATGCTTCTCACAATATGCGACCACAGCAGGTAGTTTCCAATAATAACTCCAGTCAAGCTGAGTGTATACAGGAAGGACATCACTGCCAAGTCGAACCATTCGTAATTCATGTGGTAAACTCCCTACGTATTCAATCAAGTTGTAATACGATTGAATGTTATGCACCATGATGTCCCACAACCGTTCCTCGGCAACATCACGTGTCTGTCTATTAAGCCACTGCACTGTTGTGCTACGAGTATTTAGTGGTCGTTGAATTTCTTCTAGTAGTTTCTTTTTCTGCGTTTGATCTGGGTGCATGTACTTACATGCGAAGCCTATACGTTGAATCATGTGTTTGCCTATTGTTTGTTAATTTAAATATATTATAACACTATTAGCGCCAGTTGTCAATCACCCATTGATCTTTGCAGTTATGTGGATTAGGATCGCCATGAAATACTGCTACGCTTGTAGTACTTTTTACTACGGGATCTCCATTAACTGCAAAGTCTCTTTGTCCTCTAGGCTTGTTGTTATATTTAGGACGACCACGCATTTCCCACTTGTAGCTTTCAATCCAATCATCTGGCCAATACGAGTATGTTCCATCTTTTATAGTTGCACGAATCCAGTCTTGATCTCCATGATAACGTCTGATTGGATTAGATGGGTCAGTAATAAACGTTGTGTATACCTGACTATGCATACCTGTAGTTAATCTAAAAATGCTGCTATTAAATTTATTATAGTTATGAACAAATTTTCTATTAAAGTCACGGATAATACAAAACTTGTTAGGTTCATACGTAAACAAATTATCTATATTTTTAAATACAACTACATCTAAATCAAAAAATAATATTGTACCGTTTAATCCAAGATTAGGATTAAAAAACATAGGCTTGTACCACCAACCTTGTACGCCACTTATTAACGGGATAGGTTCAATCCTAATATTTTCATTTATGCCTGTTTTATCTTCTGTAAAACATACAAACTCAAACGGAACTGTTAAGTTACGCTTTACCATAGAGTAAAGTTTATTAACATATTCCGCCGAGTATTTGTCGCCGTATTTTAGACAAACAACATAGTTCATTATGCTTCGTAGATTGCTGAGTTAGCACCGTGTTCTGCACATTCTACCTTTACACAATAACAACGACCGTCTGTTGCTTCTCGAATCAGTTTGTCAGCAAAGTAAAATGCGTGTTCTGCAAACTTCTCTGCACCTACACCGCCAAACTCTCTTACTTCACACAATCCTTTTTCTTGTAGATCATAAAAGTCTTGTTTGTGTG